CTCTCCGTCTTCGGCTGTCTGTGCCTCTTTTTTCAGGGCCAGTTCACTCATCGTCTGTTACTCCCGTGCCGCCATCAGCGGCTTTGATTGATTCGTTCAGGCCAGCGTGGGTGGCCACGTAGGACGCGCCGGCGTGGAAGGCCTCGCGGCATAGGGCGCTCAGGTAATCATCGAGGCGCTGGCCAGCGTGCTGAGGCAGCTTGCTGCCGACCTCCCACCACCACTGCGTGAAGCGGGCCTCGGTTTGTTGGGCACTTGGCGCGGCGATCACAACGCACCCCGTATCGGCCCCAGCGCCTGTTCCAATGCCGCAAAAAGGTTCCAGCCCAATATGCCAAGGACCAGACCAAACACAGTCCATCCGATAACCCTCGCCCAATCGCGGGCGCGTTGAATGTCGTTATGCAGCATCTTGGGTCTCCTTTTTGAAAGGCACCACATTTCCCTTAATGCGCTGCCAAGGGAAAGTGGGCTGCGATACTGGCAATGGCATCCGACCGAGGCGGGAAATCCAGGCAACGTACCGATCTGAGTCAGTCGGGGGGTTGATGCCTGCAAAGATAGCGCCCACTGTTCCGGGCGCTTCTTCCTGGCGGTGGCGACGTGATTGGTTCATGCAACCCTCCGAAATTCGTGATACCTGCCGAATTGACCCTGCTGGCGGCGCACCTGGATAAGCCCACGGTCGGCCAGCGTCAGCAGGTCGCACGACCATGCCGGGATTTGCAGCATCGGGGTCCAGTCAGCAGGCACCAGTTCCAGCGCACGGTCGAGGCGGGCCTGGATTGCGTCGGGGGATTCAATGACGGGAATTGGGTTGGTTGTGGTGGTCATACGGGCCTCCGAAAGAAATATCTGCCGCTCAAGCTCCGCGTGCTTGCGGATGGCCCGGCGCACTACCGCGAATGCAGCGTCGAACCTGCTCAAGGCATCGCGCTGTTCGGCGGTCAGTTGGGGTTGGGTTGCGGTGTTCATGCTGCAAGACTACACAATAAGTGATAGTCCTGTCAACACGTAACGTGTATTTATTGCACGCGGTAACGGAACAGCGGAAATTGCTGGTTATTCGGGGCTCAGAATCGAACGGTCAATGACAGCCGAGTAAAAGCCCGGCTAGTTGGCACCATGAGCTTGGTTATTGTCGCTTCCCTCACGGTCTAAAGGATAGACCGGTTGAGCATCCGCAACGCCCTGTATGGCCTTTCTCCCCCGCTCATCGGTGCCACGATACTTGCCTAGCAGCACGCGTTCCTGTTGGTCCTTCGGAGCATCCGGGGCATCCGGGGCGCATAGAATCCAGGCATACGAAACCCGATAGAACTCGGCCAGGGCCATGATCATTCTCAAATCCCGCGCGGTCCGTGTGCCTTGCTCCCAGTTGGCAATCAGCGAATACCCGATCGCTTCCCCTTTGTCGTTGCTAAAGCCCCTTCGTGTCAGTTGCTCGGCAGCATCTTGCTGTGTGAACCCCGCGTTATTTCTGGCTTTAGACAGGCGCCTGCCAATCTCTTTGCTCAAACTGTCACGATCATGAAAGTCCATATCCAAAATGCTACCTACACGGTCCGCAGCCTCACAGATGCAATTCGTGTACAAAGAGGCTTGCGCTAATAACACGCATTGTGTAGTATGCGTTTTCATGAGCAAATCACTCCCAGAGTTCATCGAAGATGTCGGCACCAAAGAGGCTGCCCGGCTGTTCAAAGTCAAAGAACGCACCGCCGCATCCTGGAAGCGTCGCGAACGGTATCCGAGGCCAGCGAAGGCACCGGAGATTATCGCGGCCACGCGCGGCGTCGTGGACTACCGGGGGATTTACGGGCCCGCCGACCAACAGGTCGCAGCCTGACATCGTTTTTTTAGCCGATGGCGTCAATCCGACGCCATACGTACGCGAAAAAAAAGTATCGGCGTGCATCGGAAAGGCCAGCTTTAACGGAGATATGTAGCGGCTATGGATCAGGGGAAACTCTTTTTTGAAGACATCGAAGAAGCGATCAGGGACACGATCCGCGCCCTCGGTGGACCAAAGGCAGTCGGCAACCATATCAAACCAGAGATGAAACCAGATGCGGCCGGCCGTTGGCTGAACGACACGCTCAACGATGCCAGGCCGGAGGTGCTTTCTTTCCGTCAGTTCATGCTGATAGCGCAAATGGGACGCCGCGCTGGCGTGCACAACGTTGCCACCCAGTTCATGCGCGAATGCAATTATGCCGACCCGACGCCGGTTGAGCCAGATGATGAAGCGGCCCAACTCGAAAAGGAATTCATCCGCTCGATTGACCGCGCCGGTGAGCTTGTCGGGCGTCTGGAAAAACTCCGCGATACCGCCCCGCTGAAAGCCGTGCGGAGCGGCACATGAACCGGCGGCAAAGGGGGTTGGCATGAGCAATGTTTTCGGGAAGGAGGGAGTGCCGAGCTTCGCCGAACCGGAACACAACAGGCGGGATAGTGTTGACCATGCCAGCGAAGGCCCATTGCACCCGGAGATTAGCGCTGCCTACGACTACGTGGATTCAGTGCTGGAGACATCCGAGTTCGATACGCCCTACTACCTGTGGTGCGGCTGGTCGATGAGAGAGGCATTCCTCGCCGGTATCACGTATGCCAGGCGGCAGCCTGGATGAGGGCCGCAAAGTGAGCCGAATTTTTTTACCCCGCGAATGTAACAGCCTTCGGGTGAACACCTGATGGGCACGGTCCGCGGCGGTCTGATGTTGCCAGCCGTTCCGAGCGCAGGTACGCCAGTCACCGCTGCCGATATTCAGCGGATCGAATCCATTGTTGCGGAGTGTGTCCGCGCCGTTGAAGACATTGAGGAACTTCAAACATGGCGTGACCAGGCCGCTGCGCTGGAAGCCTATCTCAGAAGCAAACAATTACAGCGGCCCATGCTGGGAGCCCAGCGCCGCATCGAAGCCCGAATCGGCGAGCTACTTGGGGAGGCGCCCGGGCATGGGCCGGGACGCGGAAAAAAGAATACGCACGCGGAGGGTTTATCTCGCGACGGAGACCGCTCCGACTTCCGCATCCTCGCGAGGGGGTTTGGCTGCCTTGATGAGGATGAGTGGCGGAAGTCGCGACGGGCTCTGGTATCGCTCCTTCGTCATCGGCTTCATATGTTGCCCGAAACGCCGCCGCTACCGGAGGGCAAGTTCCGGTGCATCGTGGCGGACCCGCCGTGGCAACTGGATACCGGGCCGAATGTATTCGGCGGTACTGGTGAATCCGGGCATGACAATCTGGAATACGAACAACTTTCCGTAGACGACATCAAGCAGCTTCCGGTCGAAAAGAGCGCGGCCGATGACGCCCATCTCTATCTGTGGACCACCAACAAGTACCTTGAGGCCAGCTACAGCGTAGCGCGGGCGTGGGGCTTTAAGCCATCCGTGATACTTGTTTGGGCGAAGACGCCGCGAGGCGTCGGGCTTGGCGATGCCTTCAAGCTCACAACAGAGTTTTGCCTATACGCGCGTCGAGGGAGCCTGAAGGAGCGCATGGTAGTTGAGCGGACATGGTTCGAATGGGCGCGCCGAAGGCACTCAGAGAAGCCCGAGGCTTTTTATGAAATGGTCGAGTCAGTAGCACACGCGCCGTTTCTGGAAATGTTTTCGCGGCGGAATCGTGACGGATGGACGCATTGGGGCGAGGAAGCATGAGCGTCCACTGCCAGGACATCGCCGGAGATCGCAAACTTGGCGAGTATTGGGAACGCAAGTTTTGCGCGATGGCCGCCCGATATGGGAGATCTTTCACGCCGCATCAAATTGGGAAGAGCAAATCAGCGGCAGCGGCTTACCACTATGAAGACCGATACCACTTAGCAACCCTTCCCGATGTGACTGTATGGACCAGGCCAGGCGAACACCACGAGATAAAGCATAAAGACCCGACAAGGGACGGAATGTTCGGACTAGAGCAGTATCGCGTGGACGCGCTCAGATGGTTCGCGGAGGAAACCGGGCAGAGCGTTTATTACACCATCCACTGCTACGACTTCGTTCCGCTATCAACACGACAGGAGCGAAAATTCTACAGAAAAAACCACGAAAGCCACTGGCTGACGGCTTCAATTTTGGACCTTTTGAGCCGGGAATATCGAGTGGCTCGATCCGGCAGCGCCGCCGTCTCAATCGTCAACGGAAAGCGGCGGGAGGGCGTAAAAATACTTTACTGGCCTATGGATGCATTCATTCCACTTTCAGCGCTGTGGGACTTCGTAGCGCGGCCTTTAGACGCGCCAATACTGCAGGGCCGCCTTCTATGAAAATCGACGGCCTCACACACCCGAAAACAAAGGAACTGGCGTACACGTTAGACATACCTCTTCCACACGCTATCGGCTTGCTGGAGTTGTTGTGGGCGTTCGTCGCACAGCAGACACCAAAAGGCAACGTGGGTAAGTGGTCAAATGCGGTGATTGCGGGCGAGGCTGGATGGACAGATGACCCCGATATCTTCATTCAGGCACTGATTGACGTTCGCTACCTGGACGCGGAAGAAAACCACCGCCTGCTCGTTCATGACTGGCCGGAGCACGCTCCGAACTGGGTACACGCGAAATTAAAGAAAAAGGGGCTGGCTTTTTATCAAACAAAACAGCCACCTATCTTAGACCCTATCTCAGAGCAGCCTAAGAGCAACGCCAGCGACAACTCAGACCCTATCCCAGAGGCCTCTACTAGCCTAGCCAAGCCTAGCCAAGCCAAGATCGGCGCTGACGCGCCCGAATCCATGTGGGACGTTGGAGAAAAAGCCGGTATCCCAAGAGCGGTAATCGGAAAAGCGTGCAAGTCGCACACGGAAACCGCCGTGGCGAACGCGATTGCTGCTGTAGTGCAGAAACGGCCTGCTGACCCGAAGGCATTTTTTATTGGGTTGCTGCGCGAAAATCCCACGAACGGGGCCAAGCCGGAATGGTCCCGGATACCGTATGACGATGATGACCTGGTTCCGTTTGCGGTTGAGCACGGCTTTTACAAATCCGACAAAACCGGGGCGAAGACCTACAGACAAATCCGGGCCGAACTGGGGAGCCTGATAACCAAACGGCTGGATCAAGAGGGCCTGACATGAGCGAATGGAAATCTCACTGGGTAAACCCGTACAAGCGCCACAAGTCCGTGATCCGGATTGAGCAGGCCAAGCAAATGGCGCTGTGCGGTTATTCGCCGATCCGCAATGTGGAGACGAAATCCATCGTGGACAACTGGACGCGGGAGGATGCGATCGAGATGCAAGGGCTGATCCAGAAATGGGACAAGGACAGCGGACTTGGTGGCCTGAATGCCCTGATTGACGGGCACCGATTTTCTGGCGGAACGCACCGCGAAGTGCTGGCGAGAAGCAAGTGAATCCACGCCGCGTTCAAGCTAACTGCAAGCCGGATCGACCCGCAGTCGTTGTGGTGCAGAGGCCCCTGGGCGCGGCGTGTTTGTTTCGTGACCATTACCCAAGGAGCGTGGCGTGAGCGGCCCGGTGCAAATAGGCGACGCCACCTTGCATTTGGGGGACTGCCTTGCTGTGCTGGCTACGCTGCCAGAGCAGTCCGTGCAGACCTGCATCACATCGCCGCCTTACTTCGGCTTGCGTGACTACGGCCACGAAGGACAAATCGGCCTTGAGCAAACGCCGGATGAGTACGTGGCGAAGATGGTGGCGGTTTTCCGTGAGGTCCGGCGGGTGCTGGCCGATGACGGGACGGTTTTTCTTAACCTCGGCGACTCTTACTTTTCCTCAAGTGTTCGGCGTGAAGCCCCTTGTGGCACCTCCGACAAAGAACCTGAAGGTTCGATAGGTCGTGGTTGTCTTTGCGGAAGTCTATGTGGTGCGTGTCGCAGGGCTTATCAGATTGGCAAATCTCACAGCGATGGTCAGCGCGCTCCCACGCCAGCGCTTTCACCTTACGGGTCCATCCGCGAGCATACGGAATCGCCGTCCGACCATCTTCCCACATCGGGTTCATCGCGCCTGGCGACCCGCAGCGAAGCCGCCATTCCTGCCTCTGCGCGTTCTCAATCCCTCGAATCCGGGCAGCTTCCCGCATCTGTGGGGTCCATGCCTTTTGAATCTTCTTCGCAACACCCGGAAGGCTGCCGCCAGTCGGATATGCCTTCGGTTTGCCCGTTGTGCGAGCAGACATTAGAGCGCGATGCGCAGAAGTACGCTCGTATGCCGGATTGCACTTGCGGCATTGGCTCGCCTTCGGGTGCATCAACCCGGCACATGTCGGACAGTTCTTCTTCGGACTCGGCATACCCATATTCTACCACAGCGTCCCTCAAGCCCAAAGACCTCATCGGCATTCCGTGGCGCGTCGCCTTCGCCCTGCAAGCCGACGGCTGGTATCTGAGGCAGGACATCATCTGGCACAAGCCGAACCCGATGCCAGAATCCGTGCGGGACCGCTGCACGAAGGCGCATGAGTACATCTTCCTGCTGTCGAAGTCGGCCAAGTACCGCTACGACTACGACGCCATCGCCGAACCGCTGGCACAGTCCAGCATTGATCGCGTGAGCCAGAATAACTACGACCATCAGGCAGGCAGCGACCGAGTTCCGGGCAAGACGAACGGACCCATGAAGGCGGTTGTTCGGTTTGGCGGCAGCAAATACGGCGAAGACAGCCGCGAGGAATCGCGCACGAAATCCGGCAACGCTTGGGAGCCAACAGGGGTGCGGAACCGCCGCTCCGTCTGGACCGTCGCAACGCAGCCGTATTCCGGCGCCCATTTCGCCACATTCCCGCCCGCGTTGATCGAGCCGTGCGTGCTTGCCGGATGCCCTGCTGGTGGTGTCGTGCTGGATCCATTCACCGGCAGCGGCACGACCGGACAGGTCGCGCTGGACATGGGCCGCAAGTTCGTCGGAATTGAACTCAACAGTGATTATCTGGAATTGGCCGTGAATCGCATTAAGCCGTTCGCGGATCAGATGAGGCTATTCGCATGAGTGAAATCATTATGAGGCGCACAATCGCCGGCCTGGCCCCGGTGGACCAGTTCAACTGGGAACAGTTGGTCGGTGACCGCATCAAGGTCGGGGACGATGTGAAGTGCAAGGTCACGAAATCCCGCAACCTGGATTTTCACCGCAAGTTTTTCGCCATGCTCCGCGCAACCTTCGACATGCAGGATGAGTTCGAGACGATGCCGCAATGGCGGGCGGTGGTGACAGTCGGTTCCGGGCATTGCGACCTGGTGCCCGGCACGGATGGGCAGCCGGTGGCAATTCCGAAGTCCATTGCGTTTCACAAGATGGACGAAACCGAATTCAACCGCGTTTACCAAGACGCCCTGACGTTCATTTGCGGTCGCTACGTGGACGATTCCCCGGAGCGGCTGGCGACGGTGCTGGAGTTTACATCATGACCAATCCGACCAAATCCGAATTGCGCCGCTTCACCCTGTTGGCAAGGGACGTTGGGTGCCTGGCTTGCCGCAAGGATGGCCGGGCCAATTTTGCCGACATTCACCATCTGGTTGAAGGTGGGCGCCGCAGGGGTCATTCAGAATCGGCGCCATTATGTCCGTGGCACCATCGCGGCATCAAGCCTGATCCGTCCAAGTCGGTGATCCTGAATGAGCAAATGTTTGGTCCATCGTTGGCCCGCAGCAAGCGAGCCTTTGTGGAGCGTTATGGAACCGAACGCGAGCTTGTGAAGCTGGCTGACAAGCTGCTGGCGAAAGTTGAAACAAACATCGTCGGGAGGGTGGCCTGAGTGATGGGCAAACGAGCAAGACGCGGCCCCCGGGGCCCGGTTCGTACCCGTACCGGCACTCCGCCCGGGGGTCGTTATCACCAGAGGGTGTTGGTGGAATGAGGCCGCGCAACCGGCACAAGTTCCGCGCAGTGGCCACCGAGCTTGATGGATATCGCTTCGACTCGAAAAAAGAGGCCAGATATTACCGGGACCTGAAATTGAGGGCGCGGTCTGGCGAGGTGGTGTTTTTTCTGCGCCAGGTTCCGTTTCACCTGCCCGGTGGCGTGACCTACCGGGTGGACTTTCAGGAATTTCACGCTGATGGCACGGTTCACTTCGTTGATGTGAAGGGCATGGTGACAAAGGACTTTACGATGAAAAAGAAAATGGTCGAGGCGCTGTACCCGGTGGAGATCGAGCTGGCATGAGCAAGGCCGGCCAACTGATCGGGTGCGGGAAGCGGCGCAAGCCGGTGCTGCTGTTTGTCCTGCAGAAGGGCCGCTGCGCGATTTGTGGCAAGCCGAGGGCGGCGGTCGGGAGAGTAACCTGGTGCTGACGCATTCGGCCTGTAACAACAAGAAAGGCGGCGACATGCCGCTGAAATACATGCGCCGGATGGCCGCTGATCTGGACGCGGTTTGCGCCTTCCTTGAGCAGCACAAGGCCGAGTTGAACCCCCGCCAAAAGACAATCCTGTTTGGAGGCTGATATGGGCGTAGCACACCAACTGGCAAGACTCACCGCGCAATCGCCGCCGATGGAATTGCTGCCAGCCGGCGGAATTCCCGAGGTCACGAGGGAAATGGTGGCCTTGGCGGCCGCTTCCCTGGATGACGATCTGGCCTACCACTTGGTGATGGGCCGATACATGGACAGCATTGCCAGCAAGAGCCGGTCCTTGCCGCTGATCGAACAGGAGAGCCAGCGGATATGGGTGCGCGCCAACCGTGGCCAGATTCGCAAGCTGGATTCCTTTGACCGGCTGACGGTGCTGGTCCACGCGACTTACTTCAACAACCCAGAGGGCCGGGCTCAGGGTGAGAAAACCGGGCGGAATACGCTCACCGCTGCCGAGCGGGCAAGGTTCTGCAATCTCTCGGAGAGCACATGGCATTCGCGGTGGGGTCAGCAGTTCGCGGACCTGGTGGGCTGTCTGGACGGGCGCGAAGGCTGTCTCATGCGGTGGATTGCCAAGAACATCTGGAGGATGGAGTAATGGGAGTAGTGCCCGCCAAAGAAAACTGGGCAAGCGGTGGGCCGATTCGTGATTTCCGCGGGGGTTGGGCGAAAGTATTGTTTGGTCCGAGCGGACTCACCAGATCACAGCGTGTTCATTGGTGGGACGCTGTGAGCGAAAGCGAAGGCATGGCTTTTTACTCATCAGCGTGTGGACTGCTTCGTGCAGCGACAGACGGGGTGCCGGTGTTGGCTGGTGGCAGCTGGCCGCGCTGTAAGAATTGCTTGAAAGCAACACGGCAAAAATGACGGAGGAACCCATGGACTCAGCCACCCGCTCGGAAGTTGTATTTGGCCACCTGATGAACTGCCTGCCGGAGCTGGTGAACGAGAGCAATGCGCCCATTTATCGGTACGTTGGCAACGTGCTGTGGCGGGTCGGCCCACCCTTTCAGGTATTCATGATGAGCGCCGGGGAGTCCTACCCGCAGTACGTGACGCTCGGTGTTGGCAAGAATTTGGAAGAACGGATAAGGCGCCTGATTCGATCCTCGCCGGTGCAAACCAGGGTGGCTGTGTACACGATGGTGCCGAGTTTCAAGCAGGCTTTGGGGCTGCGCGAGCAACTGATTGCTGAACTGGATGCAGCCTTTCCCGGTGTGCGCGGGCGGGTTGGAAGCTGGAAGGACTGGTACAACCTGGCGGGTGAGGATACCGAGGGCACCACGGCGCTTGAGCGGGCGACCTTGCTGCTGACCAAGCGCGTGCAGCAAACTCCGTATGCGACCAGGCTGTACAGGTACGAGCCGGCGGTGAAGCCGGAAGCGATACGCGGGGTCAAAGAGAGCGTGGAAGCCTTGCGAGATACCATTGAGAATGAAGTGGTTTCCCATTGAACAAAGGTCTTGGCAATCGCTTCCTAAAGTGTGTACAATGGGTGTCGCTCGTGGTGAAGAATTCGGATACTTCTCATTGGTTGAAAAACTCCGGTTTCGCTTGTTCCCGAGCACTGGTTTAACGTCCGGTGGTGTAGGTAAGAGTTACTTCGCCTCTTAAGCGAGTGGTCGCAGGTTCGAGTCCTGCTCGGCTTTGCCGGTAGCTCAGTGGTTAGAGCACTTATTACTCTTGTCGCTTGTTCCCCGGATTTATTCAGGAGAATTCCATGCGTACTAACGTCGCAGCAGATTATTCAACCGTCCGCACTCACGAAGGCGCACAAGCCTTTCCCCACCTCAAGCCTATTGACCAGCTTCGCCGGTCTGTGTTGGCCTGTATGCTGTGGGAGCGGCAATTCTATGAGGGCGGTCAGGATATTGCCGACCGGATTGCGGACCTAGCCAAGACGGTTGACCCGGAAGATGTGTCCGCGCTGGCAATCGAGGCCCGGAGCGTTCACAACTTGCGCCACGCCCCCTTGTTGCTGGCCTGTGGCCTGATTCCGCGAGGCGGAAAGGTGGTGTCAAAAACCATTGAGCAGGTCATTCAGCGACCGGATGAAATGGGCGAACTGATTTCCCTGTACTGGCGCGATGGCAAAAAGCCGCTGTCCGCGCAGTTGAAAAAGGGATTGACGAAAGTCTTTCGGAAGTTCGATGCCTACCAGTTGGCGAAGTACAACCGGGCAGATTCAATCAAGCTGCGCGATGTGATGTTCATGACCCACCCGAAGCCCAAGGATGAGGCGCAGGCCGAGGTCTGGCGCAAGCTGGCCGAGGGCACGCTGGAATCCCCGGATACTTGGGAGGTTGGACTGTCATCTGGCGCGGACAAGCGGGAAACGTTTACCCGGTTGCTGGCCGAGGGCAAACTGGGCTACATGGCTTTGCTGCGTAACTTGCGGAACATGAGCGAGGCTGGCGTTGACGATGATTTGATTACCAATGCTATCCTGGCCCGCAAGGGCGCGCACCGTGTCCTGCCGTTCCGGTACGTGGCAGCGGCCCGCGCCTGCCCGCGCCTTGAGCCGGCTTTGGATCAGGCTTTGGTCGCGTCTATTGCCGAGGCAGCGCCGCTGCCGGGCAAGACGGTGATTGTGGTGGATGTTTCGGTGTCGATGAATGACGGGTTGTCAGCTAGGTCGGAACTGACCCGCCTTGATGCCGCCGCCGCGCTGGCGTCGGTGGTGCCGGGCGACGTTCGGGTATTTACGTTTTCATTCCGTGGTGCCGGGTATGGCCACCAGGGCTGGCAACATGATGGCAAGACCCCGGTGCTGGTGGAAGTGCCGCCGAGGCGCGGAATGTCGGGCGTTGATGCCGTCATAAACTCGCAGGAACGGTCGGGCACTTTGTTGGGCCGGGCAGTTACTGAGGCAAACGCGATTCCTCATGACCGGCTGATTGTCATCACCGACGAGCAAAGCCATGACACGGTGCCCGATCCGGTGAGCGAGAACGCCTACATGATTAACGTTGCCTCGAACAAGAACGGTGTTGGCTATGGCAAGTGGACGCACCTGGACGGGTTTTCCGAGGCGGTAATCAAGTGGATTCAGGCTTATGAAGCGAATCAACATTCACCTGCCTGAGCCTATGCTCAAAAGGGTGCGTGCTGAGGTAAAAAAGACAGGCCTGTCTATCGCCGAGATCATTCGCAGGGCGCTGGACATGTATCTCGAAAAGCGCGGCAAATAGACACAGCCAGCGTTGAACAAAGGTCTTTACTGGAGGGGTACCCCCTGTTAATATCCATACTAAGCAAAGTTGTCACCAATGAACCGCCTTCGGGCGGTTTTTTGCGTCTGGAGGCGGGGTTCCGAATGAGCAAACTCATGGATGGGCTGACAGCCTGGCAGAAGGTAGCGGCTGCGGTGGTGATTACGGCGGCCCTGGTTGGCGGCGGTAAGACCGGGATCGAGGCATGGCTGATGCCGAGAGCCGAGGCGTCGCAGGCGATCGAGGAACTGATCTGGCGCGAACTCCGGGATGTGCGCGAGCAGCTCAGGAAACAGAAAATCTACCGGGCGCAGGTGGCGTCAGACGAAAAAATAAATCAGTCACAGAAAACCATCCTGCTGGCTGAAATTGAGGTCGAGCTTGAGGAACTGGCGAAAGAAGAAGCCTGCCTGGAGTCCGGCCGACTGAGATGCAATTAACCGTGTCGCAACGGAGGCCGCTGAAGATCGCGGGCATATATGGAAACTGCGGAATGCGTATTTGCGAGGGGTCACAGAATGCAGTCGTTGCTAACGGACTTGGTGTTCAAGGATCTGGACAAGGAGCAGCGGACCGCTATTTGGCGGACGGCGGTGACGCTCGGGCTGGTGTTTCATGTGGCGCTGGTGCATGGCTGTCTGCCGGGGGTTGCCGGGTTTGCGGACGCTGAAACCGTGGAGACCATTCAAGTCACGATGCTGGAGGAGAGCATCATCGAGGCTCAAGGGCGGTTCTGCACATCGCAAATGAACGAGAACAGCGAGGCATTGCCGTTCACCGAGCAGCGCCGACGCCGACTGGCGCAGAAGTGGCTTGAATTGAAGCGCACGCCGTTCGACATACCATCATGCGCCGCGCTGGGAATCCGGTGAAATGGAGGCCGAAGATCTGCGTCACGTTGAGTTGCTGGTATCCAAGGAGCGGGAACTCCGCGAACAGCAGTTTGAATCGGCGCAAGATGCGATTCGTAAGGAAGCAGTCAATATGACTTTGCGGCTGGAGGCACAAAACGGTGTGCTGACCCTAATGAAAGAACAGCAGCAGTTTTTTGTCCGGACAGAGATCAAGGATGAAATCGAGCGGCGGCTCACCGCGCTTGAGCGGCAGCGGGATACCTGGAAGGGCGGCGCTTCAGCCCTGTGGGCTGCTGCCGGCGCTGTCGTGGCATTGATCGCGGTATGGGCGGGAGTATTCCGATAAGCCATTGGAGGAAATTGAAATGAGTGTTGGAACTCTGTTACTAATCGTTTTGATACTGGCCCTGGTCGGCGCTTTCCCATCCTGGGGCCATAGTCGCAGTTGGGGCTATGGGCCATCCGGTGTGCTTGGCTTGATCGTGGTGGTGCTGGTGATCCTGCTGTTGCTGGGGAAAATCTAACGTGGAAGCCTATGGCTGCGGAGTGGTCGTGCTTAGCTGTATCCAAACCGTGCTGGTGCTCCAAAAGCTGATTCACTTCATTGACTGGTCCTGGTGGTGGGTGCTGACTCCCATGTGGATAGTGGTTGCGGCAACGATAGCCCTGGGCATGTACGGGGTGTTCAAGTGAGGCGCGTATGCTGATCGAATTCCTGGTATCCAAGTTCTTTTTCCTGGTAATCCTTGCAGCCGCATTTGGCGCGTATGTGGGCATGACCAGATTTCACAATTGGAGCATCGGCCTTGGGTGGAGTATCGACATCTGGCCAGCGATCAAAAAAGACCCGCGAGCGGTGGCGGATTATTTCCGCACGGTGCGGCTTGGCTTTTGTATCATCATTGGCCTGGCACTCCTCGCAGGCGCAATTTCCTGACCAGTACGACCAGTGGTTCCGCGAGACCGCGATCCGCTATCTGTACACCTACCTGCCGGATGACGATTGGCGCTGGTGGAAGGCGCAGTGCTATCAAGAGTCACGCCTGAAGCCGGATGCAGTGAGCCCGGCCGGGGCGGTCGGGCTGTGCCAACTGATCTCTGGTGCGGCTCAGGATGCCGGACTAGATCCTGAATTGCGCACGGATGCCCGGAGAAACATCAAGGCGGGCGCGTGGATACTGCGCCGCAATTTGCGGGTATGGTGGCGCCGGGATGAGCGGCTGGAGCATCTCAAGCTGGGCTGGGCCGGTTACAACGCCGGGGCCGGGCACATCATCAAGGCACAGTCATTGTGCGATGCTGCGCCCTTGTGGGACGGTATCAGTCAATGCCTGCAATGTGTCACCGGGCCGAAAAATAGCGCTGAAACTATCGGCTACGTTCGGCTAATCCAGCGTTGGTACGCAGCCCTTGCAGAATGATCTTTGACGATCCACCGGGTTCGCGCTGACCCTGTTCCCAGAATATCACTGCGCGGCGGGTAACACCGCAAGCCTCAGCCAGACGCTCTTGCGTCCAGCCGAGGGCTTTTCGGAGTTCGCGGATTTCGGGGCCGGTCACTTGCGGGCCTCTCGTGGATGCCGTGCGGCGAACTCTGCCACTTGCCGGTGCTTGAGCGAGTCCCAAACCTCGACCGATCCGTAGGTGAGGCTGTCGGCTATGATTTCGGCGGCGCTGATTGCCTCCGGCTCGGTGCGATACCGCGTGACTTCGCGGCGGTCATCGAAGTGGTAAACGGTCACTGAGAATGGGTTGTTCATGATGTTTGCTCCTGTATCGGGAATCTCCCCGCTACAGCCGCCCCTCAAGCGGCTGGTGCTGGGTGACTCAGGCGGTGCGGCGCGGGTCATACACCGGGCGTCCGGTTGACTCCTTGCGCATCTCTTGTCCGGCGCGATAACAGGCGTATGCAATGCTGCCCGCAACGGGGGCGCGGCGGTCACCGAGAAGGCCGCCCCAAAATGCGTCGCGATAAGTGGCGGAGCGGTGCGGTGTGCCATCAGCGCGGAGCCAATGACCTTGCCGGTAGTTCTCAACTGCGTTGTCGTAGGCGGCGCGCAGTGTCGGGTTGCGGAATCGGTTGGTCATCTCACTTGCTCCTGGTTGGTTAACTGACACTTACAATATAGTGTACAGTGTGCACTATTGCAAGGGTTATCTTCATTCGCTTCGTCGCAAAGAGGAAACACCATGTTTGCATTCATTTTCTACGTGCTCGGGTCAATCGCCTGCCTGATCTACATTGCCGACAACTGGCAGCGCCTGAAGAACGCCTTTCGCGCCGTCTCGGGAGACTAAGTGCTCTACGGACTGGGTGCCTGCCTGGCGCAGGCGAGACTCTGATGTGGCTGAAGGTCGGCGCCATCGTGGGTGTGGCCCTGCTGGTCTGGGCACACTTCGCGCAGGACAGCCGCACGGCCGAGAAGCTGGATGACGCCAGGGCCGAGCTCGCCAAGTCGGAACAGAGCCTTGCCACCCAGCAGCAAACCAACGCCGACAACCTGATCGAGATTGACAAACTCGAAGCGGCCAACCAGGCATGGGCCGACCAATGGGAACAGCACGCAGGCAACTGGAACGAACGGCTCAACTTCCTGCGCAACGAACTGGAAACTGAAAGACAGGCACGCGCCCGGGATCGGGCAGCGGCCGCCGCCGAACTTGAGAGGATTCTCGCCAATGACCTGGATGCCGCAACGTGGAGTGCTCAGCCTGTGCCTGATGCTATTGGTGGCTGGCTGTGCAGCACAGTCGCCTGGCCCTGTGCGAGTGGAAACGAAGGAGATCAAGGTTCCGGTCCCGACGGCGCTTGAGGCCGCATGGACGGAGCGTTGCATAGACGACACCCCAATCGCAAAGCCCGCGGTCAACGACAGCCTGTTGGCTATCATCGAAATCTACGATGGGGCCTTGAAGGACTGCGATGACCGCATGACCAAGATTCGCAAGGCCCAGCCATGACTGACTACATCAAGGCCGATGTGGGGCTGATGACAGTGATTGAGGACGGCCGGGAGCGCACCATCAAGACCTGGGCGCACCGCAAGCCAATGCCGCATGAGGTAGAGGCGCGTCGGAGCTGCGCTTCGATGTTGAGATGCAAACGGATTGCCCGGATCGCCAAATGGCGGCAACAGGGCATGAGCGGAGGAAGAACCGAATGAGCAAGCAATTGACCCTGGCCAACCTGGGTACGTCGGAGGAAACGACGGCCGGCGATATCACGTTCCAGATACCGGGCTGGATGTTCCGCAACAACTCCAAGCCAAGTTTGGTATGCGCTGGTATCACTGGCGCCGAGACCGTGACGCTGTGGCACGCAGACGGCTCCGGCTTCCAACAGACCTACGACGACCAGGGAGACGCTGCCCAGCTTGATCCGACCAACAGCAAGACCTCGATCACCCTGAATACGCCCGGACTGTTCTCGGTGACTCATTCAGCGCTGGCCGCGGCACGCAAGTTGAGAGTGCTGTTCGGCTGACATGCGCGGCATACAGGTTGCCGGCGGCACCAACCGGACAGATGAGCAACGGGAGCTACAGAGCCAGTTCCCGGCCCTGATCGGCATGTGCAAGCGCGGCCTGTGCGCGGTCGGTCCAGAATGGTGCTATCTGCGCCCCGGAGCGAACAAGGTGCTAGTCAAGATTCCAACACCCATGGCCGAGCGATTCTTCGCCAACCTGTGATGGCTGCCAGGAAGGCGAAGAAGAAAGCCACCCGAAAGAAAACAGCCCGGAAGAAGGCGAACGGCAAAAGCGTAGAGGGTGAGTTCATACCCGGAAAGGGTGGACGCCCGACCAAGTTCAGGAACGAGTTTATTGAGGAAGCGTTTCGGCTCGCATTGCTCGGTATAAGCGATGCGAAAATAGCCGAGGCTCTGGAAGTCACTGAAACTACAGTCAATAACTGGAAAATCAAGCACCCGGCGTTTTTTGAGTCCATTCGCCGGGGCAAGACTCTGGCTGATTCCGAAATAGCCCACGCGCTGTATGTGCGGGCTAAAGGCTGTTCAACCACTGACGTGAGGGTTGTCCTGGAAAAGGACGGGGAAGGCGTCAGGCAGGAAGTACGAAGGGAGGAATTCACCAAGCACCACCCGCCAGACACCAAGGCTGCAAGCCTGTGGCTGCGCAATCGTCAGCGTGAGAACTGGCGCGAAGAAAAGCACGTTCTGAGCCAACGCCCCCTTGAGGAATTGACCTGGGATGAGTTGGAAGAACTGCGGGAGCGCCTTGAGCGTGAGAAGCAGGCGCTACTCGGGCATGACGGTGGTGCTGAAAATCAATGACTTACGATTCCCTGATAGTCTTTGCCTATCAAAACATGGGCAAAGTGCGAAGATTCTCGGGGATATATCGGGCTTGGCATAGCCAATGCCTATCAATAGCGTGGCTGGATTGTCCGGCTGCAGCAATGGCGCGGAGAACGCGCGGGAGCAGTAACCATGAGTAATCGAGCAACCAGGAGCGGGTTGAAGCGCTCCATTCAGGCTGCGGCATTGTCCCTGCCTGGCATCAAGAAGGCGATGGTGGACCTGGTGGACACGCTTGCCCTGAAGGCTGGCGAGGAACTGGCTACCGGGGCCGGTACTGGCATTACCACCGGCACGGGCACGGTCTATCAGTCGTCTGTGACGGAAAACGGCGGGATCATTACCACCCGCATCCTGCTGGACCTGACCGGACTGCATTCGGCGGACAGTGACCTGGACGTGATTGGTGTCGAGGATACCGCGCTGCCCTGCCACTTCGGGCAGATCACGGATGCTGAGAACGGCTCGGTTTTCGGCGGCACGATTCAGTGCCTGGAAGCTCCCTTGAGCCTTACGGACCTCGGCATCTACGCGGACGGTGACGGAACGCTGGTGTACGAGGATGCGATCGCAACGGCCGGCGACGGGGAAACACTGATCGTGACCCCGGCTGTTCAAGCGGTATCCGATGGCGCAGTGCCTATTGCGGGCGTCCCGCCAGCCAATTCGTACTTGTATGTTGTCAACGGCGCGGCTGACACGCCGGACATTTTCACCGCCGGCAAGTTCCTGATCGAACTGCTGGGCTATCGCGCTTAATCGGCGCGGCTAATTGGGCCCCGGTTCTGGCCGGGGCTTTTTGTTTCTCGCAGGGTAGATCAATTGGCAGATCGTCGGATTCATATTCCGAAGGTTGCCGGTTCAAGTCCGGCCCCTGCAACCACAAAGGCGCATGAAATGACCCGCATCAACCTGGTGACCAACAAGCGGCAAAATCGCCTGTACCGGCAACTGCGGGGCGGGTATCGCATTTATGAGCGGCGCTGCTATGCGATTGGCGTCCAGATGTGGGCATGGATTATCCGCTGGCAGGCGTGGCGCTTTGGCCGTGCAGTGGTTGGTGACAGGGGTAAGCGCTATCCGATCGAGGCCAGGTTCTACGGCCCGCTGGTCAGAGTGCGGCGGGTCCGGGTATGAGCGGCTGGATTTACGTCCAGGAGGACAAGCAGGGTAAGACCCTGGTGCGCGCGATCAAGGCCGACCAGGTGCAGCAGGTGGTGGTCGAGGTCAAGCAGATCAGTGGCAAGGACACCCGGCGCTGGTCACTGGTTTTCAATGATGGCGGGCTCTACGAATTGCCCGACGATGCGACGGTGCTGACGCGCGAGACTGATCCGGAGTTTCTGCTGTTGCTGGAAAACATCGCCAAAGTCCTGCAGGTGTAGCCCGTGGCCAGGGCGGAGCGGGTTGACCAGGCGCTACTGGAAAACAAGCTCGCCGGGATCAGGGCGTTGCAGGAGCAACTGCACCGGTTGAAGTTCCAGAAGTTCGACGGGATGTTCCCGGATGAGGGGCCGCTGCGCCGGGAGTTGTATCCAAAGGCCCTGGACTTTTTCAAGGCTGGCGCCGAGTACAAGGAACGCTGCCTGATGGGCGGCAACCGAACCGGCAAGACTGAGACCGGGGCCTATGAGGCCACCGCCCACGCCACCGGGCGCTATCCGAAATGGTGGGAAGGGCGGGAGTTCCACCTGCCCACTTCCGGGGTGGCCTGTGGCAAAAGCGGCAAGGTCTTGCGCGACACGGTGCAGGTAAAGCTGGTGGGATTTCCGGCCGGGCCGATGGGCTCCGGGATGATCCCCGCTGATTCTCTGATCCTGGATGATTGCAAGCGCGCCGGCGGAACTGCTGACCTGCTGGACGTGATTGCGGTAAAGCACGTCAACGGCGGCAAGTCGATCATCAATCTCAAGTCCTACGATCAGGGTCGGGAGGCTTTCGAGGGCACTGGCCGCGATTGGGTTTGGGAGGACGAGGAAGCCGATACCGCCATCCACGGCGAGAACATGGCCCGGACCATGACCACCAACGGCATCGTGTGGAACACCTACACGCCGCTGAAGGGCCAGACGGCGCTGACCATGGACCTGACCAATCGGTCGCAGGGCGCAAGCCCGAGCGTCTACCTGGTGCGGATCACCTGGGACGACGCGGCGCACATCACGGCGGCGATGATGGAGGCCATGGAGTCGATCTACAAGCCCCATGAAATGAAGGCGCGGAGGTGGGGTATTCCAAAGATGGGTTCTGGTGCGATCTACACGATGGACTGGGACGAGGTTTCAGTACCGCCTCGGGCCATCGAGCCGTACTGGACGCGCTGTTATGGACTGGACTTTGGCTGGACCCACCCGACGGCCGCCCTGTGGCTGGCGCATGACCGCGACAACAACGTCACCTACGCGTATTCCGAGCACCGCCGGGCAGAGGCCAGGCCGGGCGAGCACGCGATAGCGATCAAGGCGCGTGGCGAATGGATCAGGGGTGCATCGGAGACCGCTGGCGGCAACCCGGAAAACGGCAAGCGGATGATCGACATCTACCGCGGGCTTGGCTTGCACCTGGTCCCGGCTGAAAAGGCCGTGTGGCCCGGCATTGAGTCCATCCGGGAAGCGCTGACTACCGGCCGATTGAAGTTCTTTAGAACATTGCATCTGTTGCGCGAGGAATACGAGGGATATCAGACCGATGAGAAAGGCAAGATCGTCAAGGAACGCGATGACCTGCTGGACTGCCTGCGCTATGGGTGGAACGCGCACAAGCAGATTGGCCGCGTGCAGCCGCCCAAGCGCCGCCCCGGTTCTGGTGTGAAAGCCGTGAAATTCTCCGAACGGAAGCTGTTTTGATGGCCGAGACACCGAACTACGCGGAGAACATTCGCTCAAGCTATGGCGAAGCCCAGGGTCAGGGCGCGCGCCCGCATGACCAGCAGGGGCTTTTGATTGATCTGGCCACCCGGCTTGAGCCGCTGCGTGACCGGGCCATTCGCCACAAGGGGCCGATCGAGGAACGGATTGTCGAGGCGTTGCAGCAGTACAACGGCTGGACCGATGGGGCGAACGAGAACACCAAGAACAAGCCGATCAGAGGGCGCAAGACCGCTGACGAGGCGCCGGTGGTGCACATCACCCGCCAGATCACCGACCAGATCACGGCCAAGATCATCAACATGCTGCTGCCCTCGAACGAGCGTGGCTGGGACATCGACCCAACGCCCGATCCGGAGTTGCAGGAAGCCATGGCCCACCCGGCGGTGATGGCTCCGGTGCTCAACGGCATGGGTCAGGAGATGCCGCCCGAGTTGATGATGGGGGGCGAACAGCCGATGACCACGGCCGACATCGCCGCCCAGGAACTGGACGAGGCCGAGAAGCGTTGCGCGGGAATGCGCACGGTGATGGACGATCAGATGAGCGAGGCCAAGTTCCCGAAGCTGGGCCGCCAGGTGATCAAGTCGGCGTGCAAAGTCGGTTCCGGGTTTGTCCATGGTCCGATCATGACCGGGCGCACACGGGTCAAGCGCAGTCGGACCCAGGGTGTGGATGAATTGGGCAACGCGGTGGCGCAGTGGGTCAAGGAGATTCAGGAGGATACCCAGCCGGACTTCGCGTTCGTGGACCCGCTGGCGTTCTATCCGGAGGACGCGGAGAGCCTGGACATCGCCGAGTGGGCCTGGTTGTGGGAGTCAATGAGCCCGTCGCGCGTCGAGAAGCTGAAGCGCTGGCCGGGGTTCATGGCCGAGCAGATAGACGTGCTGCTGAAGCTCAAGCCCGATCATGGAGAGTTGAAATCACGCCTGGCCAAGCGGCGCAGTGTCGAGGGCTTGTTGAGCGAGCACGAGGACAAGAATTATTCGATGTGGCGGTATTTCGGGCCGGTGCCGAACGCCACCTTGGCCCAGTTGGGGGAGATGGAAATACCGGAGACGGGTGACGAGGATGATCTGAGCCGCAGCACCATGGCCGAGGTGTGGATGAGCCAGGGCATCGTGCTCAAGGTCAAGATCACTCCGATGGAGGAAACCGACCGGCTGCCGTTCTACGGCATGTGCTATCAGGAGTCGGACTCATCCATTTTCGGCTACGGGGTTCCCGATCAGGTACGCGATTCCCAGGCCGTGATTGACGCTTCCTGGCACATGGTGCTGCACAACGCGGCAATCAGTGCCGGGCCGCTGGTGATCCGCCTGGCCGGGGCGCTAAGGCCTTTGGATGGCGATAACAACATCGACGGTGGGCTCAAGCAGTTCGAGGTGGACACCTCCGAGATTGCTGACTTCAAGGGCATGGACCAGGTTATCAAGGTGGTCCAGATCGACCCGCGCATTGACCAGTTGATGGCGATCAACGAGCGGGCCATTGAGCACGCCCAACGGGAAACCAATTTCCCGGTCATGGCCCAGGGCGAGCCGACCGAGCCGGTCACGACCGCTTCCGGTCTTGCAATGCTCATGAACGCGCAGACCGTGCATCAACGGATGGTGGCGCAGCGTTGGGACGATGACGTGATGATCCCGGCGCTTGAGGCTTTGTACGACTGGAACATGACCTATCACCCGGACGATGAGATCAAGGGTGACTTCGAGATCGTGGCCCATGGCGCGACCCGGCTGGTCAACAAGGACATGCAGGCCCAGCACCTGCAGGTCATCGCCGCGCTGTCGGACAACCTGCGCTTCCAGCCGTTCTCGAAGGACTACGAGTTGTACAAGGAGCTGGTCAAGGTGTCCGAGGCCAATGTGGACAGCCTGGTTATTTCCGATGACGAATACGAAGCATTACAGCAGGCCGAGCCGTCACCGATGGAGCAGGCCGAACTGGCCGAGAAGCAGGGCAAGGCCCGCAAGGCCAGTGCCGAGGCGGCCGAGATCGAGGCGAAACTGCAGCAAGGCCCGGAACAAGGGCCGGACCTGGAGCATGTCATTGCCCTGGAGAAGCTGAAGCTGGAGGACATAGGCCAGGTTCGCAAGTTGCAGGAAAAAATGATGGAACTCGAATCCGCGGAACTCCGCGCGCTGGCTGCTGGCGAGATTGAACTGGCGCAGATCGAGGAACGGCGCCGGGAGCGCGAGGCCGACGTGGACCTGAATTCGGCGCTCAAGCTGCGTGAGATCAACAGCAAGGAGTTGTTGAAGGGCATGGACCTGCGGCTTGGCCTTGAGCGGGAGAAAAACCGCGACCGCAATCTGGACATGGGGCGCGATTCATTCTGATGACTCCCATTCAACTGGCTCATGAACAGCGTGATCACGCGATGGTCGGGCACAGCCATGCGATCAATCTGTTGTGCGAGCGCGACCGGGAGATTCGGCGGCTGCGTGACAAAAACGCCATGGCGATTCGCCAGAACCACAGGCTGGCCCGTGAGAACGCCGCGCTGGCCGTGCGTTTGCGGGAGGTGAGTCCCGACGACCCGGTGCTGGCGAAACTGCTGGGAAGATGACGATGCAACCAAAGGTGGACCATGAAAGCGAAACGTGGGCAGCAGTCCAGGAAGCGGCGCAAGAAAGGCTGTTAGAACTGCGGCGGGCCCGGGAGCACCCGGCCGCCGAGTTGCGCGACCTGGACCGCAAGCTGGGGGGAATCGCGGAACTGGAAAGGCTGCTGCGCCTGCCGGTGCGGCAGAGCACCAAGGAGCCGGACACTGCTGACGTGCGCGGCAATCACGGGTTCACAGCGCCCCGAATCCACAAAGCGCTGCCCGAAGAACCGGAGTAAGGAATGGGCAAGCCAAAGAAAGAGGACCTGGAGGAACAGGAAACTCCCCAGGGACAGTACGACGAGGACGCATTCAACCAACTGGTTGAAAGCGATCCACGGGCCACCCAGGACGAGGACGATGGCATCCTGGACACATCTTTTGACGATGAAAGCCAAGAAGGCGCCGAGGGCGATGACGGCAAACCAGCCGACACCGAGACTGAGGAACAGCCGGAAGGCGCGGAAGATGATGATGGTGCAAGTGACGAAGGCGCGGACGATCCCAAGGCCAGCAAGGAGGATGGGCCGGAATTGCCAGCATGGATCGAGGCGATTCCGGAGGATCAACGCGATGCCGCCGTTACCGAGCTGATTGGTATGCACCAGGCCATCGACAAAATGCAAACCCGTTATCAGGCCTTGCACGGGCAACTGGCCCCGACCCAGCGGAAGCTGTCGAAACTGGAAGAAGTGGTACGCCATTTCTCCACGGCAACCCGACCTGGCGACGACCTGAAGACCAGACGCAAGGCGCTGGATAGCTGGATTGAGAAACACGGCGAGGACTACCCGGACGAAGCCACAGAACTCAAGGATGCCTTTGAGGCCTATGCTTCGGCGGTCGAGCCCGATGCCGAGAAATACCGCACGAATTTGACCAGGACTGACGATGATGACGTGGTGGACACCTCGTTGCAGCGTCGGCTTCTGGAGCGTATGGACGGCGAGGCCGCGCAGATCAATGCCGACCCCCGCTTTGCCAGTTTCTTGAAGCAACACCCTGACTTGCGAGTCCAGGCTCAAAGTCCGTTTGCACACGATGTCATTGAAGTGCTTGACAAGTTTCGTGAGCAAACGGAGTGGCAGCCACCGCTGCGAGCCGAGGAATTTGCAACACCCAGCCAAATGCTCTCATCCCACCTGTTACCCGGGTGGGCGGCGGCCATTGGTATGAGCGTGGAGCAAATTGCCCGGATGAGCGAGGTGGACAAGGGCAAGGTGCTCTACAGCTTCAAGAAGGATCTGGAACAGGCATACGTTACCGAAACCGACGATGACGACGATGCTGGCGATGACGGCAACGACGCTCAGGCAAGGAAATTGGCGGAACAAAGGAGCAGGCGCTTGCAGGACCGCTCACCGAAGGCTCGCAAGACCGGCACCCGCGGGGGTGCTGGCGAGTTGACTGGTGAGGCCCTGTTCGATTCGCTTGATGTGTAGCCAACGGCCTGTAGGGGGAACCTGACGGGCCTTGCCAAAAGGACAACATCATGGCTTTTAAAGCATACCAATCCGGGGTAGTGCCGGACAGTAATACCTACCACATGAAGCGCACCCTCAAGTCAACCGAGGCGTTTGTGATCATCCCGCGCTATGGCATGAAGTGGAAGTTGCCGCGCAACAAGGGCGAAACCCTGTCTGCCGACCGCTACGAGGAATTTTCCTACGATGCCACGGCAGCCACCGAGGGCGTGAGCCCCGTTCCGTTGTCGTTCACCACCACCACGGTGCAAGTCACCATCGAGCGATACAACGATCTGCGCCGGGTCAGCGCCAAGAAGCTGCACCTGTCACCGCAGGACACGTTGAACAACGTCGCTGACAAGCAGGCCAACCACCTGCAGAACGTCAACGAGTTGCTGGGCTGGAATGAATTGATCGGCGGGACCAACGTCGAGTACAACTCATCCGCTCACACAGCGCGTACCGACGTGGACGGCGCGGTCAATGCCGGAATGGTCAGGCGCATCGTGCGCACCCTGGATCAGAACAAGGCCGAGCACATCAGCAAGATCAACGGTGGCGGCCTGAATCAGGGCACCGTGACCTCCGAGGCGGCGTTCGTTGCCCTGGGTCACACGGATATGAAGTCCGATCTGGACGACATGCCCGGCTTCAAGACCGCTGATACCTACGGCGATGGCAAGCGCAATCCGCATGAGTATGGTCAGATTGGGTCGGTGAAGTGGGTTCTGTCACCGCAGTTCACCCCGATCACTGACGCTGGTGCGACCACTGGTTCCACCGGCATGATCTCCAGTGGCACCAAGGTGGACGTGTACCCGTTCGTGGTGGTTGGTTCCGATGCCTATGCCTGCGTGATGCTGCAGGGCTTCGAGGATGTTGAACCGAACATCCTGGACAAGGCTGACAAGGCTGACCCGACCAACGAGTGGGCGGATGTGGCGATCGCCTGGTACTTCGCTTGCAAGCGGACCAACGAGAACTGGATTGTGCGTGGCGAGGTTGGTGTAACCGAATCGCCGTAACACCAGTGATGTGAGCCCGGGGGCAACCCCGGGCTTTTTTGTGCCTGACAGGCACGTTCAAGATCGGCGGTCAACCGGCCGTCGTTTTCCATAATCCTGCACACAGGAAGGAGCACCATCATGCCCAATCAAAAGGATCTTCGCGGTTCACGCGGGCTGGCTGATATCAATCACTCAGCCCTTCGCAACAACTTGTCTTGCTATTGCCGAGCGGCGGCTGGACTGACGCTTGAGGCCGGGGACAAGAACGATGTGGAAACCGCCGGCAACACGATTGATACCGTGATCGACGGGCTGTTTTATTCCGCATCCGCGCTGGCCGATGAGAATGTGACCCTTTTCCGTTCGGAAGATGATTCCATTCTCCAGGCAGCCGACACCACCTGCTACTACGTGTTCACCATCGACGCTTCGGACGTGGTGCGCCTGTACAAGCAGGCCGACGGCGTGGCCGCGTATCCGGCCATTCCGGAAACCGGCGAGGCCCCGTTCGCGGTGCTCAAGGTGGTTACCGTGGCGGTGACCTTCACCCCGGGCACCACCGACTACGACGCCTCTGGTGTGACTTCGACGTTTACCGACGTGCGCAACGTACCGGCGGCGGTGGTTTAACCAACCCTTCCCCGGCCTTCGGGCCGGGGATTTCACTACTTACCAAGGAACCTCACATGAGTCATGACATTCTCCTGAGTACCGACAGGGAGCAACTGAAGAAATTTGCCAAGCAGCTTGGCGCTCGGTTGGACTCCACTGACGACATCGACCGGATCAAGGCCAAGATCGCGGAGAAATTGGGCGAGTTTGGATTCGACAGCCTGGCGGGCACCAACGCCTCGGATGACGTGAAAGAACAAGCCAAGAACGCCGCGATTGAAACCATCATGTCTGGAAGGGCGGAACTGGCCGGGTTGAGCCCGTATCCCACTGACCTTCCCAAAGGCAGGTTGCCGAACCTTTTGCCGTTCAAGAACCCATGGGGCGGGCGCCGGATGCGCCTGAAGCGGATTCTGGAAAAGGACGCGCAGCGGATTTTGTTCATTCACTGGAATGGCTATCCGTATGTGATGGGCATGGAAGCGGAGTATGCCGATGTGCCGTGGCCGCACTACCTGGTGCTGCTGAATGCTCGTTCACAGAAGTTGAGGCAGAAAAAGCGTACCGACGATGAGGGCCGGGCCATGTATGAAAACACCTTCTACACGGTCAACAACTTCCCGATCGAGCGTTTTGGCGTATCTCCTGGCACCGAGAAGCTGCCGCGCTCGCTCAAGGAGTTCATCTATGCGGCCTACATCGAGGGTTTCCCGGCCTGGACGCCGATGATGTGGAAGCAGGTGGCCAGCGCCTATTCCTATGGCGACAAGCAGTTGGGCATTGTGCCGAGTATGCCGGCCCTGAAGCAGCAGGAAACCCGTCGTCTGATGGTCCTGGATCGCCTGGGCCTGCCGGACATTGGCGATGAGAGCGATGACCGCGAGGAACGCGAGAACAATGTGGCGGCCCTGCTGCGGGAAAGCCCGATAGCGGAAGCCGCATGACATGACCAGGCTGGAGCTCGTTCAATTCGTGGCCCAGAACCTGGGTACGGAAGACCGGGACGAGATCACGTCCACCACCTCGCCAAACCGGGACTACACCCGGGATATCGTGGAGGCGGTGGACGCAGCCTGGGAGGAAATTCAGGTCATGCACGAGGGCACCTGGCACTGGCGCCGGGAGCAGCAAACGTTTGCCACGGCAGTAAGTGACCGAGAGTACGCCTTCACCGACATTGACGCCGATACCGTGGGCATTATTCCGTTCCGGCACAGCCCGGATTCGGAGTCCTACATCCTGATCGACGATAACCCGGTGTACTTCATTCCGTACCAGCAATGGCGTGGGTATTGGGACCGGGGTACGCGCTCGGTGCAGCGTCCGCAATACTTCACGATCCGCCACGACGGGGGTGGCAAGATCGAGTTCGACCCGACCCCGGATGCGGTGTACACGGTCACTCTGGACATTCTGCATGACGTGCAGGACCTGACGGCGGATGCGGATGTGCCGTTGATGCCGCCCCGGTTTCACCGGGTCATTGCCCTGCTGGCCGCCCGCTATCTGGCCGAGTATGACGAGAGTCCGCGGCTCGCGTTGTTTGAACAACGCTACAAGCGCTGGATGAACGATCTGCGCGAGGACCAGTTGCCCAAGCAGCGCTGGACGGTCACCCCGATTGGGTTCAACAGATGACCATTGAAGCCATCCTCAAGGGTGGCCTTGATCTGCGCACCGCCAAATCGAAGGTAGTCCCGGGCCGGTTGCTGGACTGCAAGAACTACGAGACCACCACCGATCAGGATGGCTATTCGTCAATCGGCGGGTTTGAGGGCTTCGATGGTCACATCAGTCCCTCGTCGCATGATGTGTGGCGCCTGACAGTACCTCTGGCATCGGTCACTGGCGACTTTACCGCTGGCGAGAACGTCACCTGGGACCTGAGTGGCGAGACCGGGGACATGGGCGTGGTGGCGGTGTATGCCGAGCCCCCGTTCAGCGGGAACGCCGTGATTACCTTCGTGTACTGGAAGGCCACCGACTACATTCCGGACGGGGCCACGATTACCGGCGATGATTCGGGCGCCACGTTCACCTACGATCTGGCCGCGCATACCCTTGAGCACGTCACTGTCTATGCCGCCGACGTGGCAGGGCTGCTGGGCGAACTGGAGACCACCTGGGACGCGCTCAGGGCGCCGATTACACAGGTTCCGGGGATGGGCCCGGTGTTGGGCATCAAGCGCTTCGAGGAAGCGACCTACGCAATCCGCAATCATTTCCACTTCGGGTTTGATGAGGGGAGCGCGGAGCCGGAGAATTACCAGCGGATTCGGGATGCCTCGGACTATGAGGGCATCGTGATCGGCTATTCGCTGGACTCCGGGGTCTTTTCCTCTGGAACGGCGGCTGGCGACATCATTGTGGCGGCGATTGACCGTGAGTTTTCGGTGGCCGACAACGAGCAATTTGATCTGTTGGGCGAACTGCATTTTGACAGCGGTTCGGAAGAGCCGAGTGTCGGGGACACGATCTCTGGCGCTACCAGTGGATCGACGGCGGTGGTTCACCGGGTTTTGCTGTTATCCGGCACCTGGGCTGGCGGGGATGCCACGGGGATCATCTACATCCTGACCGAGAGTGCGCCGTTTAACGTGGCGACCCCGGAGAACATCGACAACGACACCAGCACCGATACCAATGTCGCGACAATGGTGGCCCATACCCTGCACGCCACCGATGACGCTCTGAAGTCCACGGCCGAGGTGCTGATTGATTCGGCCAATGCCGACATGTGGCGCAGTACGCGGGACGGTTGGGAGCCCGTTGAGCTGGGCTGGGAACTGACCTACGACACCGGCGGCAACGAGCCTCCGACCGTGATCCTGGGCGGCACCGACGCGGAGGTGGCTACCGAGCAGGAACAGACGGACTGGATGACCGCCAACAGCATCACCGAGTTGACTGGCGGCTTTGCCTGGTCCGGCCTCACTTCCGGAAACCTGGCGGCCGATGATGCCGCCGAGGCGACGGTGGCCATGAGCGGGGTGGACGGCTACGTTTCCAACGAGGTCCAGGCCAAGGACTTCAGGTTTGAGTTGAAGCCCAGCGATGCGGTGCTCGGGTTTGAGGTTGATTTCCGCACCCGGCGCACGGCGGGAACCTCGAAGGGCCGAATCAAGGCCGATTTCCTGGCCGTGTTCGGTTCCAGTCCGTTCATTTGGTCACAGGAGTCAAAGGCTTCGGGTTACCTGCTGGACAGCGCTACCGAGCAAACGATTGCGTTTGGCGGTGATGCCGACCTGTGGGGCGGGATGTACAACGGCCCGCTCACGGTCACCCACATCAACAGCACTGATTTTGGCATTCAGTGGGAGATTGGCCGGTTCACCATCGCCGACGGAACTTTCGCGGTTGATCGGCTGCGGATGCGCATCACCTACCTGCCGGCCGGCAAGAAGGTGTACTTCTGGGACTCAAGCGGGTCCGAGGATTTTGGCCAGGCGGTGATCACCAATGACTATCTGCGCTCTGGAACTTATGCGGGTTCGGATGCGGCGGGCACCTATTCACTGGCCGACCTGACCCGTTTTGACCTGTATCCGGGGCTGCAAATTCGCTCTGACTCTGGCGGTGGTGGGGTTCTGTACGCGCTGGTGGCTGGACCCCCAGCCCGCGTGACGATGCCAGGCTATGCGGCTTTGCAGGCCGAGGACAGCCGCTATGAAATGATCGAAAACAATTTCTACGCCTCCGATGATCTCAACGCTTTGTGGGGGGTCTCGGGCGCCGGACTGGCGTTTGTCTGGGATGGGGTCTATTTCCGCCAGATAAGGACCGGTGTGGCCGAGGCGCGGGATAAGCCGAGACATCTTGAGGCCTTCCAGTTTCGTCTGGTTTTGGGCTATTCGTGGGGTGAGTTGAACTGGTCGGTGGCCGGTACGCCGCTGAGTTTCGACGGGTCGCTGAACGCGGCGGCTACCGGTTTCGGGTTCAAGATCGTTGGTTTGAAAAAACTGTCCGGCCAGATGCTGGCGGTGTTCACCGATGGCGGGGTGTTTGCCGCCGTGGTGTCGGGCTCCAATTTCGACCAGCAGATACTGGCCCCGGACTCCAAGGTCGTCGAGTACAGCGTGCAGAAGTTCGGCAAGCAGGTGGTGTTCTGCGACCAGAACGGGGTGCGGGACCTTTCCAGTTCTGAAAAGTACGGCGATTTCGAGGCCGGGACGTTGAGCCGGGACGTGAACAAGTGGCTGCGCCCGCGGCTGCGTCAGGTGGCCGACAGCGGGCCACGTAACCGGAATTTCGTCAACAGTACCATCGTGCGCTCGAAGGGCCAGTACCGGATGTACTTCGCCGATGGCTGGGCGCTGACCATGACCTTCGATTATCAGGAGCCGCCTGAATTCACCTTCCAGAAACTGTGGCTGGATGATGACGAGGATGCGTACCTGCGGGTGTTCGCCACCGATTCCGAGCAGGACGATGATGGCACCGAGCATGTTTATTTCAGCACATCGCCCCGCGATGACTACGACCACGGCACTGATCTGGGCTTTGTGTTGCAGTCTGATCGAGGTACCACTTTCGACGGTGACGGGATTGCCGGCTATTGCTCGCTGTCGTGGTTGAACGGCGGCGACCCGATCACCAACAAGCGGTCGACCAGTTGGATTCTGGAGGGCATGGCCTACAACTACGCCACCCCTGCGGCTGACTTTGCGGTGGACTTCGAGGATCCGGATGGAGTTGGCGGGGAAACCCTGCGCATCGGGGCCACCACCGATCCCCCGATATTGGAGTCCAGGGCGTTCTTCACCAAATTCAGGAGCCAGAAGCGCGGGCGCAACATTGCGCTGCGGTTTGATTACAACTCATCCCCGGTCGATGCCCTGGACTGCTTTTTGTTGATCGAGAGTTCCGGCGACCCTTTGATTCTCGAATCGAGCGTCACGGGCGAGGACTACCTGGCTATCGAGTCATGCGTCACATCCCCGCAACTGCCGCATTTGCTGCAACTGGTGTACTCGGTGGATGAATCAAGTGGACGAAAGGAAGTGTAACCATGACTACTCAATACACCTTGCCACAGACGGCATATCTACAACCGCAACCGCAACCGTCGTCGGAAGACTATGTGCTGAACACGCAGATCAACCAGCAAGACCCCAACACGATCACGGCCGGCATGTCGCCAAATCTCCTGGACAGCCTTTATCCGAATGCGGAGAACATGAACCTCGACCCGACCTCCTACGCGAGCGCCGGGCAGGCCAGGACGTACACCCGCCAAGTGGGCGACAACGAACTGGCCAGTTCCAATCTGGACCGGATTCTGGCCCATGACAGCCCATTGCGGCGTAGGGCTTTGCAGGAAGGGATTGACTACGCGGCCAGCCGGGGGCTGGTGAATTCCTCGATTGCCGGCGGTAATGCGTTTGGGTCCCTGATTGACCGGGCGACGCCGTTGGCGACCTTCGATGCTTCGGCCTACCAGACCGGGGCGCGGGATAACCAGACCGCGCAGAATCAGGTTGGTCTGTTCAATGCCGGTCAGCGCACCCAGACGAGTCTGGCCAATGCCGGGGCCGACAACCAGTTCCGCAATCTGCTGGCTCAGGGACAGATTGGCAGCATGGCCGATGTGCGCCAGGCACTGTTCGGGATTGAAAACCGGGAAGATCAGCAGGCATATGGCACCAGCGAACGCGAGGGCTCGCAGGGATTTCAGACCGGTGAACGACTGGGGTCACAGGGTTGGCAGACTGGTGAGCGCGAGGGTTCGCAAGACTTCCAGATGCTGTTTCAGCAAAGCAATCAGGATTTCGAGGAATCCATGCGCGCCCTGGACCGGGATCTGACCCGCGAGGGGTACGATGCGCAGACCCGCCAGTCCATTTTGCAGGCGCTCACCCAGGCGCGCAGCAATCAGGCGCAGATTGAATCGAACGCCGCGCTGGCCATTTACCAGAACCCGAATCTGGATGCCGGGCAGCAGAATCGGGCGTTCAGCGATTTCCGCACCTCGGTGAGCAACGATATTTTCAACTCCATCGTCGCCGACTTTCCGGACATGCCTGACCTGTTCCCCGGCATGTTTGGTGGCGGTGGGTGAAAGTCCGCCCGGCGCTACTGACCGACATTACCCGGATCATCATTTTTTGTCGTGCCCATGAGCATTTGCTCCGGGATGACGATCCCCGTGTGGATGCCGGTTACTTGCGGCGCCAGTTGCGCAATTGCATCAAGGACTCTGAGGCGGTGGTGCTGGTGGCCATTGGCGGCAATCAGATCAAGGGCGTGCTGATCGGCTGGCTGATGAACTGGGCGTGGAACCCGCAACGTTATGGCACTGACATTCTGTTTCTGGCTGACCAGGGCGGTGATTACCTGATGCGCAAATTCGAGGCTTGGTGCCGCCAGCACGGGGCGCGACGGGTACTGCAAACGACTCACCTTGAGTACCAGGCGGACAGGGTTGAGAAATTTTATTCACGCTCCGGTCGGGTAAAGACCGGGCATGTGTGGGAGAAGATGCTGTGAGCGGTGTATTCAAGGGAATCATAAAGCGGGCCAAAAAGCCCTTCAAGTTTGTGAAGAAGTACTGGAAGGAGATTCTCATTGTCGCCGCCGTGGTGTTTACCGCCGGGGTGGCCACGGTCGGCTTTGCCGGGATGAGTGCGGCGTTTGGGACAGCTACCGCATCGGCAGCCGCTGGTGGCTTGGGCATGGGTGCATTTCAGGCCGCCCTGTATGTGGGCGGTTCAACGCTGTGGGCCGGTGCGACCGCGATTGCTGGCTCGATGGGGATCGGCGCTGGCGCGAAAGGGTTTGTGGCTGGAGCGGCCGGGATGCAGGGCGCGACGCTTGGAACAGGTGCTTTGGCCGCGAAGCTGGGCGGTAAGGCGGCGCAGGCGAACATGGCGAATGCGGCGGCGAATTCCACGGCGGCTGGCGGGTCTGGGCTGGCGGCGAGTGCTGGTGGTCAGAATATCGCGCTGATGGCCCCTCAGGCTGCCCCGGCTGCTGCTGGTGCAGGTGCAGGTGGCGCTGGTGCCGCCTCTGGTGGTGGGGTGGCTCCTGTTGCTCAGGCAGCGGCCAAGAAACCTCTGTTGGACACCCTTGGCGGTCAGGCCTTGGTTCAGGGCGGCATGGGCATGGCGCAGGGCTACTTTCAGGGCAAGGCGATGGAGGAAGGCGAGCCGCTGGCGGTGTTTGGTCAGAACCTTGATGGTTCGATGCCGAGCTTCATGCTACCGGGGCAGATTGACCCGCGCACCGGACGGCCGATGACCGAGGAAGAAGTCCGGGTCTACAACGAACAGATGGCCGGTGGGCCGGTGCCAGCCTGATGGGCATGGTTGGACGAATTGCGCGATCAAACCAGATCGTCACGGGCATTCGCGGGCCGATGGTGGGTGGCCCAGCAGGTTCTGGTTGGTCATACGCCACAATAGCCGCTGCTGAATCATCCGGTGACACATGGGCCGAAGGCGCGATTATCACGATTACCGGGCTGTCTGATCTGAAACTGATTTACTACTCCGCGCTGGAAGTCGATGGACACTCGGGCCTGATCCACGCCTTCCCGTTTGGCGATGCCGTAACCCACAGCGCAGCGGCGGTGATGTTCGATGAAGCCGAGGGCGTTGACCCGGATTCGTGGTCCGGATTCACGGACATGGGCACGGGGACCAAGCCGACAGACTACGATTACGACGTAGATGGTGGTTTGGCCCGGTTGCGGAATATAACGGGGAGCGGCGCATTCAGGGTGGACGCTACCGCGCCGACCTCTGGACAAGTATTCACCTTCACGGTGATTGACAGTCTATCGGTGTCCACCGGATACAGCGCGGGTATAGCGGCTGACATATTCCCGCGAGCCTATTTGGACGGTGTTAGCACCTACCAGTGCAACATAAACGTAAACAAGAACATCGATGCCACTAACTGGCTGTTGTCGCCCGGCGGGGTGGACACCGGGATTCCGTTTGGTACAGCTAGCAGGGTATGGATTTATCTGGATGATACCAATGCTGCCGTGTGGTCGGATACCGACAGTTCGCCGACCGTGATTTCATCCGGCACTGGCGGCAATGTGGGGCTGTTGCTGCGGGCTGCCGTGGCCGGTAACAGCACAGCTATGAAATGCGGCTATTTCGTTAACGCAAGCCTGACAGCGGCATGATGGACTTCCTCACCTCAAGGTAGCGGCTTAGGAGCATTAAATGGCTAGCGAAAAACTCTCGACAATCCGCGAGGACCACCCATCCGTTGCCCAGCCCGGCGATGTGCTTTATGGCATTCGTGGGGCGCAGGAATACGGCTTGCTGGTTGCCGAAGTCGCGGCCGTGGGCACCAACCAGCAGAACACCAATACCCGGCTGATTTCCGGTAGCGTGACCTGGATTTCCGGGCTCACGTTTGAAGTCAGCGAATGTGTTTATCTCATCGAGGGGGACAGCTATACATCGGCGCCGGCCACGATAACCCTCGACGCATCGGACATCACCCATCCGCGCATTGATGTGCTGTATGTGGACACCGACTCTCTGGCCGGGGAAATTGCTGGTACACCGGCCGCCTCTCCGGCCAAGCCGGAAGTGGACCCGCTCACGCAATTGGAGTTGACTTTCGTCACGGTCGAGGCTGGGGCCACTACCCCCACGGGAATATCAGCCATGCTGCTGTATGGCGACAACGTGGGCGATCCGACCGAATGGGATGCCACGGCAAGCGCGGGGACCATCGACGTGGACAACACCGATGATCCGTATGCGGGCACCAAGGCGATCCAGTTCTGGGACGCGTTTGCGGGTCAAAGGGCGATGCTGGACGCGGGCAGCGGCAACGAGTTGACCGTGGGCACCCTGGACTTCCTGGAACTCCATGTCAAGGCGATCACCTGGCCCGGTTCCACGCGTTTGCGGGTGGCGTTTTTCAACGGCCCGACGCGCATTTCGACATGGGTTGATATCAAGGACGGGAATTTTGGTTTCGACAGTTCCAACACGTCAGACTATCAGACCGTGGGTATCCCGAATTCCGCGTTCGCCTTCACCGACACGGTAGCCGATGCCGTGTGGATACAGATGAATGGCAGTCCGGGCGGCAGTTTTCAGGCTTATGTGGATCATGTCAGGGCTCAGAGTGGCCTGACCATCATCAACAACTTTATCGGCATGACCGAAGAAGATTTGGTCAACAACGTCCGGACCTTTCACGCCCAACAGGCGTTTGGTAACGATACTCTGATCGACGGGGCAACCATCCCGTGGAATCTTGACCGGCAGATGATCGCCACGGTCACTCTTGAGGGTAATCGCACGCTCTCCAGTCCGACCAATATCCGGGCGGGAGGCACTTACTATCTGCGGGTGATTCAGGACGGTACGGGGTCAAGGACTTTGGCCTATGGAGCGGCCTTCCTGTGGCCCGGTGGCATCGCCCCGACCCTGAGCACTGGGGCAGGGGCCGAGGACATCCTGACGTTCGTGAGTTTCGATGGCACCAACCTCTACGGTGTCGATGTGCTGGACTTCTCCTGATGTTCATCCGCCCACTGGGGCACAGGGCGACTCAAGTAGCTCTGGGCGGTCAGAACGCTATTCAGGTGGATGCCCCGTCCGGGAATTATCTGGAGGGCGGGGCCACCAGGTGGGCACCGGCGGACAATGCAAACCTGTCCATAGTGTCTTGGCTGAAATTTGGTGATGTGGCCAATATAACGGTGTTTGGCGAAGATCACTTCAGCACCCTCATCAACATATTTATTCGGGCCGAATGGGATGCCAGCCTTCCCGTCAACACAATGTCCATAACCCTTGAGGATGGTGGTGGCGATATATTAAATATGCAAACCCTGGGCTTTGGTACTCATGGGCTGACCACCAACACATGGTTTCCGTTCTTTTTCTCCACGCGGCATACAGCCTCGCCGGTGGTTCGTACCTGGTTTGGCAACACCAATGTCTTCCAAACCCCAAGCGCTGGCCCTACAGCGAATAGGGTTATTAACCTTAATGATGCGGTCAAGCCGTTTTTGGGAGTAAACAAAAACGCCGCGAATGGCGTTTACGAGCTGTCTTCCATCTGGATAGACGACTCCTATATCGACTTCGATGTGGAGGCCAATCGTGAACTGTTCATGACCGCCGCTGGGTTGCCCAAACATCTCGGGAGTCAGGGAGAGATTCCCACCGGCTCCCAGTGCCTGCACTACAACCCGAACGGGGACTTGACCGACAACTTTGGCTCCGAGGCCAATTGGGTCGAGGTGGGTACGGTCTCCACCGTGGACGGCCCAGCCGCATAACAGAGGAACACAACCATGGCAGTATCGCTACTGGACAACCAGCAATCATCAGGCCCCAGCCCCGAGGATGCCATGCGCCGGATTTCCGAGGGCATTGCAGAAACCATCCACGGGCCAGCGCGGGAGCGGATTTTGCAGACTTTCGAGCAGGACCCGAGCCCCAAGGCGGCGGCCGGTGTTTTGTACAAGCCAGCCCGGCAGGCGATTGGTCAGGCCGAGCAGGCCGGGGTCGAGGTGGAGGAAGAATTTATCTTCTCGGTGGTGGCCGATGGGATTGACATGCTGGCCGAGATTCTGGAGGCCATGGGTCAGCTTGAGGATTCCGAGCAGGCGCTCAACGAGTTCCGCCAAGCCACATTGATGGAGGTTCTGATGCTCCATGCAGAGCAGGTGGGCGATGACCCGGATCAGCGTCAGGCGGCGCAGCAGGCGCTGGCCATGTACGCCGAGGACGGGACCTTGGATCAGGTCATTGGCACGGTTGAGAAGCAGGCCAAGGGGGCTGGTCTGGACCCGGAGCAGTTACGGGCAGAGGGCCAGCAGATGGCCATGCCAAAGCGTGATCCGGTGGCAGAGGGTGTGGAACAGGGGTTGATGTGAGATGGCGCGCAGAAAGTACGCTAAATACATGGCACTGGCCGGGGCGGTCCAGGGTGTTGGGCAGGCTGCTTTGCAATGGAATGACGAGCGTCGCCGTCAAAGCCTGCTGGAGATAGAAGCCCAGTACCGGCAGCAGGAGCGTGAGGAAGATCGGGCGTATCGGACTGAGGAACGCGCAGAGGACCGGGACTTCAAGCTGAAACTGGCAGATCGGGATGAGGCGTTTCGCACCGACATGGAAGCCACCAGTCAGGCAAGCCGCTTGAGCGAACTGGAACGCGCCGACGAACTGAAAAGGAAGCCGAATCTCAACGACCCGAAGCTGGCCAAGGATTATACCGGTGAGTCTATTGAAGCGGCGCGCAAGTCCGGCAACATCGCGTTGCTGGAACCGCGCAAGGATGCTGGCAGCGATTCGGACGCCATCGTGAAAACCGACTGGTATCTTCAGGCCACGCCAAAGGAGCGCGCGGTCTATGATCGAGTCAACAAGATATCGGATGATCGCGGCACCCTGAGCGCCGAAGAACGAGCCAAGCAGGTGGCCAGCCTGTACTCCGCGTTCGCCAAGCTCCCCAAGTACGAGCGGCGTGACCGGCTCAAAAGCATGGGACTGGATGAGGATGCCATGGAGGGCAGGGCGCTGGAAAATGCGGTCATTGACTACTACCGCGATGCCGTGGACTTCATCGCACCACCGTCTACCGGAATCTCCCTGCTGGACGACAATCCTGGTCAGCAAGGCGCTAGCCGCGACAACCCGCTGTCCGTGGGCCCAAACGACCCGCCGCCGCCTTCCGGGACCTGGGTGCGCCTGCCCGATGGTCGCGTTGGACAAGTGCCGTGAGCGAATGGTGGGATTCCCTGAAATTTGCCGAACCCCAGAGCGAGCCTGCACCTTCGTGGTGGAACGACCTCCAGTTCGATGAGCAGGATGAAGTTCAGCGTGAGCGGTTCGCCAAGCGTTTTGGCGAAGACAACCCAGCACTGAGCGGCCCTCGTTCAAGCTACGAAACCACCCGCCCGTTTCAGGGCACTTCCGAATCTCAGAATCCAGAACTCCTGGAATCCCCGTACATGCGTCCCTTTGCGTCTGCGCGGGATGCCCTTGGCCGGGAACTCCCTGAGCCCGTTGATCCATCCTCCCCCGAAGAACTGGCGGCCCTGTCTTATTTTCGGTCCAACACGGATCGTCAGGGGCTTGATGATGAGCCGATAGACACCGGCTGGCTGTCTGGTACTGCCAAAGGCCGCATGGCAACCGCCAGGGAACTGAGTTCCGGCCTGTGGAAGGGCGCGGCTGATGCTTTGGAGGCGGTCAACAAGGGCTATGCCAAGATGTTTGGCGAGGAAGGTCAAGCCCTTGCCGATGCCACCAACTGGCTGGACAAGATGGGCTCGGACGTTCAGATCAGGGCCGCCTATGACCGGATGATCGAGGCGGAATCTACCCCTGAAAACGCGTTACTTCGTACCGTATCTTCAGGCGTCAGGGCAATTCCCGACATGGCGCTGGTAATCGGCACCACGGCATTGACCCGCAACCCGAACGCAGGCTACGCGGCGATGGGCGGGCAGGTGTTTTCGCAGGAGTATGGGCGCTCCCGTTACCTGCACCAGAACGACATTGACACCGCGCTGATGGATGCAACCGCAGCTACCGCGTGGGAATTGGGACCTGAGCGCGCTTTCAGGGTGCTAGAGCCCATTGCCAAGGGTTTGCCGATTGGCAAGATGCTGGGGCAAGTGGCGCTTGCCGAGGGCCTTTCGGAGGGCACCACCGAAGGGCTGACCATGTTCGATGATTGGGCCAGGAAGGGCGAGGATGCCCCTGGTCTGGTTGAGGGCTTGGCGCGAGCAGCCGAAGCGGCCGGCACCGGTGTGGTGATGGGCCTTGGCATGGCCGGTGGTGGTAGCGCCATTCAGTCAGTGGACAACAAGATCGCTTTGGGCAAGTTTCAGGGCGATTTCAACGCCTACCTGCAGCAGAAGGCCCACCATGACGCGAATCGCGCACTGGACCCAAACAGATCGCCCGTGGCCCTGCTGGACGACCCCAGCCCGTCGGGCGGCATGTCGGAGGCTTTCGATGCCGGGTTCAAGGCGGTGGACGATGCCCTGGGCCAGGAGCGTGCCGAGGTAGGCCAGCTTGGCGCGGAACTCGAGTCCGTGTTTGGCCAGGAGGCACCTATTTCCCTGCTTTCCGATATTGCGCCCCCGGCTCAGGTAGCAACACCACCGCTGAACAACGTGGAACCGATGGTCGAGCAGCCTGAGTCTGGGGTGCAATTCCAGCAGCAAGCGGCACCAGAGCAAGCGGCAGCCCCTGAAGTCGAGGTACGCGCCCCGGTTACCGGCCGGGAGCAGCTTCCAAAGGTGAAAAACGAGCAAGGCGAGTGGGTTGCTGGTGATCCGCGCCTGATGCGGCAGGAATACCGGGATGGGCTGACTCAGTTGACGACCGAACTGGTCAAGGGTGGCGGCATAGCCCTTGTTCAACAGGGTGGCCCGCGGCGCGCGGATGGCAGTCTCAAGCAGGATTACGAGGACGTTGTTCGCACTCCATCCGAGAATCCGGCATGGTTCCAAGGACTGTCGGCCAACACCGGAATATCAACCGTTGGCGTGAAGCGTGCGGTACAGGCCGCGCTCGAAGGCCGCAAGTTGGGCGTTCGCCAAGCGGAAGTGGTGGACACGATGCTGGAAATTGTGCGGGATGCACGTACCGGCGTTGATCCGCGTTTCGGCCCGGAATTCGACTCATGGCGTGATATGCTAGGGAAGTATCGGACCATGCGTGCCGAGGAAAGAGCACCGGTAGTCGAGGCCGAGTTCGGTAATCTGGATGGCTGGGAGACGGAACTGGCCGATGAAGCCACGGAGCGTTACGCGCAAGCCTATGAGGAATATGCCAATGACTTTACCCCCGAAACTGGAAAAGCAGATAGTGGAGAAGGCGCAGAGGGACTTCCGCGAGGGCAAGTTCCTGAATATGCGGCTCAAGCAGGAGCCAGCGAAGCCGAAGCAGGACCAGAAGCCGCCAGCCAGCAAGTAGCGCCCGCTACTGGGAAGAAAGATTACACCAATGAGTTACGCGAGGACTTGGGAGTATCGCAAGACCTGATAGATTCCTATGTGCCTGAAAACGCTGTAGAGAAGCTTGGCAGAGATTGGTACTACACCACCATCGACGGCGCTGACGTTCCGCACGAGTTCAAAACCAAGAAGGCGGCTATTGCTGCGGCAGAGAAGCATAAGGCGCTGAAACAGGATCAGTTCGAGAATCCGGCCTCGTATCGCAATATTTATTCTGTACGCGCACGCAAGCGCCTTGCCTTGATTCGGAAATACATGGATCAGGGGATGACTGAAATGGAAGCAGGCGCCAAAGCTCGCGCTGAGATTCCAGAGGTCGGAAAGAGTCAAGCCCCTGTAGCGCCCGTACAGCCCGCCGAGGGCCAACAGGCTACCCCCATACAGGAAAAGGCAGAAACGCCAGCAGCGTCTACAGCGGCTACCACGGCGCCAGAGATTCAGGCCGAGTCTGCCCCCGAACAAGCCCAGCCGCAGGAAACAGCGCCAGAGGGCAAGACTGAGGACTTTGGCGAGAAGATAGGCGGCGCGCCCAAGGATACCGCCGAGCCTGCTGCCCAACGCAGCACAGCGGCAGGCGATGAACGCACCGGCCCCGCCCTTTCTGTTGAGCGCATTCAGGCCATCGTGGACGAGCACAAGGCCCCCAGGGCGTCCAAATTCAAGGTAGTGGAGTCACGGGCCGAGGTTCCAGAATCAGGCAATCTGGAACCACTGAGCACGGTATTCCAAGGCGAACTGGAAGCCTACCGCAAGCGCCGTGAATGGATGCTCCGCAATCAGCCGGAGAGCGAACGCAAGGAGCGCAAGGGCGATCAACGCGGTGAGGTCATTACCGACGTGCCGTTTGGCAAACAGAAAGGTGATACAATTGAGGGCGATGAAGTACGGTATGACAGAATCGAAGGGACTTCTCCTGGACGGGGAGATGACACCCTACAGGGTGAGCTTTTTCTCTCGAATGAAACACCATCTCCTGCTCCCGATAAGCCGTATGTCAAGGTGGTTCAAACGGGGACCGTACACACCGGACTAACGTCCGCAACGACCCCGAGCGAAATCGCCCACATCGCGGCCCCGCTCAGAAAAGAAGCGCAAGAGTCCCTCATCGCCGTGGTTACGGGCGATGCCGGCAAAGTCCTTGCCGTTGCCCGGCACACCATTGGCGCTATTGATTCAGCATTCGTGTACCCGGGTGTGGTCGGTGGGGTCATTACGTCTATCCCTGGGGCCAGGCATGTGTGGTTTGTGCACAACCACCCAAGCGGCAAGACAAAGCAGTCCGCGGCCGACATTCAAATAACGAACAAGATGCACGATCTGCTCCGGGGTTCTGGTGTTGAGCCGATGGGTATGCTGGTAGTCACCACTGGGGGAAAAGCATCGTACTTCCGTCCAGAAGACCCCGGCGGTGGGGCGTCCACAGACATTGACATTCAGCCGGCCGCCAGGCGGCAACAGGTTCCGCTTGTTGAGCGCAGGATGCGTGGCAGGGATCCTACCGACAGATCCAGTGCGATACAGGGTTCTGGAGATGCCCGCGCGGTCATGCGCGAAATGGCCGGCGAAAGGCCTGGGGTGCTTTTACTCAACGCCGGGCACAACCCGCTCAAGTTCATCGAAATGAGCGAACAGGAAATGGCCTCGCTTCGGACAGGGGACCCGTCTTCCGGGGTGGGGCGATTGTTGAAAGAGGCTGGCGGGGTAAACGCCAGTAATGCAGTTATCAACTTTCCGCATGGTGAGTCTTTTGATCGCGGAAACCTTTCCCCGGCACATAACCTTGCCAAGGCGCTGAACGCATCACAAATCAGGGTGCTCGACATTCTGCTTAAAGGCTACGAAAGCCATCAGGTAAGCAACGGGATGATCCCTTCGGGGGAAGACTTCAAGTCAACACGGGAACCTGGCCTTGGGGCTGGCGTCGAGGGCCTGTACGACCCGGATGGCGACACCATTTACCTGTTTGCCGACCAGTTCCGGGACGAGAACCGGGTACGGTGGGTTTCGTGGCATGAGTTGTGGCACAGGGGCGCGCGCGTTGCCTATGGTGATGCCCTGGACAGCGCACTTGGCGAAGCACGCTCAAATCCGGTTGTGCGCCGCCTGGCGAACGCTATCTATCGTGACCGGGACATGGCCGCCGATGTGGCCGATGGTCGTTTCACCGAGGACCGGGCCCGGCTGATAGCCGCCGAGGAAGCGCTGGCCGAACTGGACGCGGCCCGCTTGACCGGCGACTTCGAGCATATCCGGGAGCGGTACAAGGTGCGCGTGCCGGGCGGGCTGAAGTCCGGTTGGCGCAAAGTGGTCGCTGACTTCTTCGATGCCTTGCGGCGCGTGCTTGGCCGGGTGCTGGGGCGCGATGCTTCCGGCATGACCGATCAGCAGGTGCGCGAGGTCATTCAGCGGGGCTCGGAGGCTTCTGGCGGGGCGATGGGAGAGGTTCAGGGCGCGGCAATGGCCAGTGAGGCCCAAGGCGGCCTGTTGGACGAGCCGACCAGTCAGGAGCAACTGAAAGACCGCCAGCGCCGCATTGATGAGCGTCTAACCGGCAAGGACCGTGAACTGGTGGACGTTGACGAAGGCCCGGGTGGCCTGTTTGGCGAAGATCCAACTACGAAGGGCCAGCAGCCGCTATTGAGCAAAGCCCCCGGCCTGGACTTTAACCCCGACTTCAGTAATTGGACTCTGCCCACCATGCGCCTGGCCGAGGCGATGAAGGATGAGAGCCTGACTCTGATGGACAAGGCTTTGGATGGCACGGCGAATCTGCGCCTGGACGCGCGCCAGTGGCTTCAGGACAAGATGATTCCGGTGCGCCGAATCCAGGAGGCGGTCGAGAAGTCGGGCGCCACGATCAGCGAATTCGCCAACGTGTACGAGAAAGAGCAACTGATGTCCGGCCGCGTTGAAGATCGTTTCAAACAGATGCAGGACCAGGACCTGCACCCGCTTACCGTGCTGATGAACAAGCATGGCGTGAACCGCGAGCAGTTGGGCGAGTATCTGTATGCCCGACACGCCGAGGCGCGTAACGAGCGAATTGCCAGCATCAACGAGAAACTCCCGGATGGCGGTTCGGGGATGACCAATGCCGAGGCGCAAAAGGTACTGAAGCAGTTTGAGGCCGATGGCCTGACCAAGCCGCTGCAGGAAATGGCGGCCATCGTTGACCGGATCACCACCAAAACCCGCGAGAACTTCCGGGAATATGGCTTGCTTGACCCGATGGTTCTGGATTCATGGGAGCAGGACACCGCGTTCAACAACACCTACGTGCCGCTCAGGGGCTTTGCCGATGCGCTGCAGGAGGAATTCGGGCGTCCGGGCAAGGGCTTCGACATTCGCGGCGATGAAACCAAGCGAGCACTGGGCCGGAGAAGCAAGGCCGGGGACATAATCGGACACGTCCTTTCAGCCTACAAACTGAGCGTGATTCGTGGGGAGAAGAACCGTGTTGGTCAATCGCTGCTGCGCCTGGCCCTGGACAACCCGAACCCGAACCTGTGGGAGATCAATCCGGTCGGGATGAAGACCGTGCTGGACCCGAAAACGGGCATGACCACCGAGGTTCTGGACCTGAATCTCAGTGACCCGAACATGTTTTTCACCAAGGTGGACGGCAAAGCCTGGCGCATTGAACTGAAGGACAAGCGCCTGAGCGTGGCCATGAAGAACCTTGGTGCCGACAACATGAAACCGTTAGTGCAGGCGCTGTCACTGACCACCCGCTATCTGTCACTGACCCGCACCATGCTGTCCCCTGAATTCGTGATTACCAACTTCATGCGCGATGCGCAAACGGCCGCGATCAACCTGTCCGGTGAGCAGGGTTCGGCCATTGCCAGGGCGGCGCTCAACCGCAAGTCCATCACGCACTCGATGCGCGCCATGTTCAACGAACAACGGAGTGGCAAGAAGGGTGATCCGGAGTGGCGCCGGTATGCCCGCGAGTACACCGAAGACGGCGGCCGGGTTGCTTTCTTCCGGGCCGAGAGCGTAGAGGAACTGGCGCGCAAGCTGGACCGTTTGCAGTGGGCCGCCGGGCCGAGCAAGGCCGCGGCTGGCTTTCGGGGGCTGAAGGCTGGGTATGAGTTCATCGAGGACATGAACCTGGCCGTGGAGAACGCGGTACGCCTGGCTGCCTACAAGGCGGCGCGGGAACACGGGGTGAGTCGGCAGAAGGCGGCGGTGCTGGCCAAGAACCTGACCGTGAACTTCAACCGCAAGGGCACGGCCGGCCCCGGAATCAATGCGTTTTACATGTTCGCCAATGCCTCAATTCAGGGCGTTCAGCGTACCCTTCAGGCAGCCAAAAACCCGAGGGTGCAGAAGATACTGCTGTCTTCGGCCCTGTTCGGCACGCTGATGACGATACTCAATGAACTCGCTGGTGGTGAAGACGACGACGGGGAGAGCTTCTATTCCAAGATTCCGGATTCCGATAAGGGCCGCAAGCTGATTTTCATGATTCCGCAGGCGGTGGTCGAGCAGGTAGGCGATCTGCCCGGAATGAGTTTCGTGGACAGCGAGCGCAAGCGCGGCGCCTATCTGACCATCCACCTGCCTTACGGCTACTCGGTGCCCTACGTGATGGGCGAGATCATGGGTTCAACGATGTTCGGTGTCGAACCGAGCGAGGCAGCCACGCGCATGATCTCGGCGATCAACAACAGCTTCAACCCGCTTGGTGGATCTGATCTGTTCAGCACCTTTTCTCCGACCCTGGTGGACCCGTTCGCGGAAGTGGCGCGGAACAAGAACTGGTATGGCGGCCAGGTTCATCCGCAAGAAAATCCGTTCGACAACACGCCGGCGCCCAAGAGCGGGCAGGGCTGGAGTTCAACGGCCGGGCCATACAAGTGGGTGGCTGGGAAAATGAACGAGTGGAGCGGCGGCACGGACGTTCAGCCTGGCTGGTTCGACTACCACCCGGAAACCTACCGGCACTTCCTTGAGTTCGCCGTGGGTGGAACTGGGTCGTTCTTCGAGCGCGTGGGCGATAACGTTCATGCGGCAATCAGCCCGGAGCGCGAAGTGGATGTAAACCGCATTCCGTTCATGCGCCAGTTCTTCGGCACCACCCGCGATTTTGCCGATCGGGATCGGTACTACCGCAACATCCAGGGCCTTGAGTATCTGGCCAAAGAGGACGAGGATCGGTACAACAAGGTCACTGATGGCGAAATGCGCAAGGATCGGTACGAGGAATGGTTCAATGACCGCGAGGAAGTATTCGATTCGGGGCTGATCGGAGAGGCCAAGGGCACTGAAAAAGTTTTGCGCAAGGTACGCAAGGAACTGAAGGACGCAAAGCAGCATGGAGCGCCCGCCAATGAGGTCAAGGAACTGGAAGACGAAATCCTGAGGATTCAGCGCGAGTTCAACACCGAATACAACAAGGTGATGCTGGACCGTGGCTGGCTGCGCTCAGTAATCGAAAAACGGGGCAAAGACAAAGACCAGGAATAGCAGGAACATCACGCCGGTGGCCACATTGGCCAGCGCCTTGGTAAACCATTTCCCGTTCTCGGGGTAGAAGATGTTCCAGAAAGCGAAGGCTAGAATCCCGCCGAATGCGATGCACACGGCGGCGGTGATGGTCAGCAGGATGATACTCAACACAGCAACATGATGGAGTAAAGACGATGGACATGCAACGAATTCAGGCATTGCAGCAGCAGCTTGGAAGAGGCGGCTACGGCTCGCCCTCAAGCGTTCCCGAGATTCAGAACGCGCGGCAAATGGGCTCCAATATGAGCGCCTATAACCGGATGCCGGCCATTCAGGCGCTCCGGCAGAAGCTGTTCGGACAGGGTAACAAAGGCGGTATGACCCGGCCCGGCCCGGTCACCGGTGGCGGATTTGGCGGGCAGGCTGTACAGCAACCAGGACAGATGGGCAACAAGGGTGGGATGACGCGCCCTGGACCGGTTGTCGGTGGGCCTATTCCCGGTGCCCAGGTTGCCGGTCAACCGATTATGGCGCCGCTGCCCCAAAGGCCCGGGGAGATTGTGCAGGCTCCTGGTCAGCAAACCGCGCAGCTGTCGCCCGGTGTGCAGGCGCTCCGGCAGGGGCTGCAGTCTGGGTTCCAGCGGCCACTGGAGAATCTGTCCCCGATGCCCATGGTGCCCAGTTACATGCGTAGGTAGGCTGATTGGTTCAAGCGCAAGACGTGTTCCAAAAATGTTCCATTCGGTTCACCCTGATACGCCCATGTTTGACCTAACCTGTTGATTTTCGCCCCGCTGAAAACCGCATCAAATCAGGCTCAAAGCCAATAGCTGCGCGGGTTTGAATAATGGTCGGGGCGAGAGGATTCGAACCTGTGGGCGGTATTGGCCTAGCGTATTGAAAACACGATGGTTGTTTGACCAGGATTTTCGGCGTGTTCCATTTTCGTGCCACTCAGGCCGTTTTTTGAGCTCCAAATCCACCGTCATAATCATCCTTCCATGCCTCAACCCACCGCGCGTACACGTCCTGCATGTTGGTCCCGCGATGGCCTGATTGAGCGGCCACGTACAGGGGATTCTCGCCGCTGCCAAGCATGTGGGTGATGTAGGTATGGCGCGTGTGCTTGAACGACCGATAGCGTACCCCTGCACGCTTGAGGATGGTGCGCCAGCGTCGGCTGATATGCTTGTACGCAGCAATCGGTCCCGGGCTCGCCAGTCGGCAAAACACTTGCTCCTTGCGCCAGCGGGTTATCGGTAGCTGCCGGCGCAATGCGTCTTGTGCCCTGGGCAACAGGTTCACGATACGTGCACTGGCCGCCGTCTTTGGCTCCTTGGTGGCTGCCGTGTACATGGAAAGCATCGTCGCGCGCTTCACTTCAACCTGCCCCTCCTTCAAATCCTCCCACCGCAAGCCAGCCAGTTCCTCAATCCGCAGTCCGGTGAAGAAAGCAAACTCGATCAGGTTCCAGGAGCGCTCGCAATAAACCCTGGCCGCCTCGATGATCAACTCCATTTCCGCCTGGGTGAACGGGTCCGGCAGCGGCTTTTCCGCCTTTGGCACCAGCTCATCAATGACCACCCGATCAAGGGGGCTGAAATTCAGCACGCCATCATTGACCTGGCGCCGGAGCGCACGGCGCAGCGGCAGCAAGTCATTGGCCCACATTTTGCGCGACACGGGCCGGCCCCGAATCATGTCACGGATATGCTCGGGTTTGAGGTCCACCACGCGAATGTCGCCCAGCCATGCATTATTGCGCGCTGCCGAACGACGATAGGCGGCGATGGTGGTCCGGGCCCGGCCGGCGGTTTCAAGATCGGCAATCAGCGCTTCCTGAGCTTGCGCCACGGTCTGCTGGGACACGGCAAACCCGAACGCCCGGGCTTTGTCTGACTGCGGGAAAAAATCGGTGTAAACGAAAGTGCCGCGGGCTTTCAGGTACTCGATCTGCGCCTTGATGTTGTTGGCGTAACGGCGGTCCTGGTTCTTGTCCGGGTCATGGCCGCGCAGTACTTCCTTGCAGGTCACGCCCCGGTACTGGAATTGAATTTGCAGGATGCGGTGGCCGCCAGGGTATTTCCTGACGCTCACGCCGCGATTGAGTTTGGTCCTTCCTCTACCCACTGAAAGAACCTGGTTGGGCTGGCATAAATGCGGCCTTCTCGGTATTGGGTAATGGTGCCGTCGGGCCAGATCCCACGTTTTCTGCGAGACCTGACCGTTTCCGGCTTGACGCCTGTGAGTTCCTCGAACTTCTCAAGCGTAACCCATTCGTCTGTGAATCGTCTATTCACCGTTCCGCAGCTTTATGTGTTTGGGTCATCAATCCGCGTGATCTTCGCCCAACGGGCAGCCCTGGCGATTGCCCGCAGGCCCCGGTGTACGCTGGCTTTTCGAGTGTAGGTTTCCGTGGCCGCTACAACGTCCACGCCCACATCCTCAGACCTGATTCGGGCGTAGAACTGGCCGTCCGCGCTCTCCAGAATATCAACGTAGCGCTCTCGTACTTTGGGGACCAGCAGCACCGTCCATTTGTGGATAAAGGTTATGTCGTCTACGCATCCGGTCTCATCGGAACACACATGCCCCATCTTGTTGTCCAGCACAATTCGGTGGTTCCCGGCCCTCAAATGCCAGTACCACTGGTTGTCTTTTACACTTTGCCAATACCTAAATTCGCTCATGGCCGTTCTCCTTTACTCATAAGCCGATCAACCTTGGCCTCCAATTCGGCGATGTAGTCTTGCTGGTCAGCGATTATCTGCCGTGCTTCGCCACCCTCATATAGAGCAAGCGCAGCATGTATTTTTCCCCAGTCACCAGCGCGTCTTAGCCAATCCGCTGCCCTTCTCTGTAGGTCTTTGCTGTTCATCGTCATATCCTCTTATGCAATCGGAAATTGCTTCAGTCTATCTGCCCCTGCAATAATAATGTCTTGCTGCGGACGCAGAGTTAGGGTCTCAATGGTTTCGTATTTTACTGGCATCGGGTTGTCTCGTTGGCCATTGATTACTCGCTTCATAACCGCCTGATCCACCTCATCGGTCACCGGGTGCACAATCCCAATTTCCCATTCTTGTGTGTGGTTTCCCGGCGGATAAAATCCACCCCAGGGTTCGTCGGACGGATGGTTCCAAAAGTTATGAATTACGGTTAAGCCTTTCGGCAAATACATGAGCATGTAGCCACGCTTGCTGGCTTCATCAAATTCATTGCTGTCTGGTTTCAGCGGTATCCATGGCCCTGAGCGCGGGTCTTGTGATAAGCCTAGTGCGGATAACGGGAAACCAAAGCTGCCGGTTTCTTCAGTGTTCATTTTGAAGTATCCGGTTTTCGGTCCATCAAAGTAAATCTGTGCGACACCCACCGGATACTCCACGACTTCCAGCGCACCGGTCTCCGGGTTACGAACTAGCTTGGTGCTGGACAGAGTGAATTCGCCGTGGTTCTTGTGCGGGCAAAAGAACGTGTAATGTCGCCGGGAGTGGTGGTTCCACTCAAAGGTGTACAGGATACCCATACCTGTCGTTTGGCCCCCTTTAAATGAAATACCTTCGGCTGAGGTTTTGTTGCCTTCCGTGGGAGTTTCAGCCATTGCCTGGTGCGCTGCCCACAGCCCCGTATGCTCAGGTGTGGGCCGGGAGTTTTCGGGTGGTGGAGATAAACTGGTTGTCAATTCGCTCATTGTTCAACCCTCAAGAGTATTTGGTTCACATTCGCTTCAAGGGCTTCTACAGTCCACCCATTCGGCATTTCTTTTCGCTCCCCTAACTGGAAGTCATACTCACCACGGAATGACTTGTCCGTGCCGTTTACGTGGTCCCGCCAGTGGACGAATACAGTGTCTGCATAGCTAGGCCCGACTGTCGCTTGGTACCCCCTGACCTTTCTGCGTGACAGCACTAGCTCACGATGCCAGCCGTTGCCCGTTGGCAGCACTAGCAACTGCCATTCGTTCTCATGCCTGCATGGCAACGGCGTTTCCAAGCATCCGAGTACAAAATCGCCGGGTTCTGTTATTTCCACGACTTTGTTGGCCAGGTGCAACTTCCGATAATTCAAACCGTGCCAGGCGGTGGGACGGGGCTTACGGCCCATTATGTCTGTCTGGTCTTTGTACTCTATGATTCGCCAAACCCCGTCCACCAGCATTGCCGTATTGGAATGCGATACATCCCGCAAATGCCCTTCCTCGTGGAACATGGTTTCTTCATCGCAGTGCCTGGTAGTCACACCGTAATTACCATTCAGCATCGCATACCCACAGCGGCTGGGGTCCGAGCCGCCCCACAGCATTGTCTTATGGATTAAAGGCCCATTGTGCTGATCTACAATGTCCGTCCAAATGCTTGGACTGAAGATGGGGTATATAGTGCTTGGTACTGGGCGGTCTGACTCTACCAGCTGGGCGTGTACCCGATCATCGAACCAATATCGGCGCTTCATGCGCTCCAGCGCGAAGCCGGCGGTAAGGGCTGTATCCAGTTCGGACTGATTAGATCCACCAAGAGGAACCTTGCGATAAAGGCCAAGGGTAATCATTGGCCCTCCGCGCGTGGTGCGGCGTTCCAGGCTTGGGTGGCGAGGTTCTGAATTTTGCCGGGGTCTCTTTCATAATTGTTGCGGAACGCGATTGACCACGCAGAGCAGCAACTTCTTGGATACACAGTGCCCCACATCGCCCCTACGTGGCATTCGATAACCAGTGAACGCACTCTCGGCACCTCCCCACACGGGCATGGTTTTAGGGTGGTCATTTCAGGGCTTCCTCTTTCTGAAATTCATCCAATCTGGCACGCTTCCTGGAGTAAATCTTTTTGCGGCAGTCGTTCCATCCGTTAGCGTAGTCATCGCTCTCCGGGATTGATCCAACGGTCGCCTTGAACATGTCGTGCAGCGCGGCTTCGGCCCGCTCAACCTTCGCCTCAAGTTCGGCGATGCGCTTTTTCAGGTCAATGTTTTCATATTCTGTTATCGCCAATTCATCTTGTGTGCTGGCAATCTGTGAAGCCACCAGCAGATCACGGTTGTCCCGTTCATGCTTCAGGTCGGTGCGTAACTGCTCGTTTTCCAGCTTCAATGCCGCCATCTCGCTGGCCAGGTCGCCAATGTCACTCATCAGCTTTCCCTCCGTAAATGCTTCCTGGCTGACCCGGCTCATTGCTGGCAGTGCACGCCAACCTGTGGTCGCTTGCTTTTGGGCAGCGTTTATTGCCGCAATCCGGGCACACAATCATCTTCCCGGCGCTGAGTGGTAGCGCATCAACAAATCCATCACCTGCTCCCATCGTCAGGCCAAGCTCTGCAATGCACGCATGGCACTCACACGGCTTTGCCTCACCCATCACCTTTCTCCTTCAGTAACGCAGGGCACGGCCCCGGTGCTACATCATCATGTGGTGTCCCGCAGTGCTCGCACGGGTCGCCTTTATGAGATACCTCGCTTAGGCTGGGTCCGCCGTGAGACTGACACGCTAACCCTGGAATGTACCCGTTGTATTTGCCATCGAATCGGTGTATTTCACCAGTGTCTGGATCGCGCCAACCTTTACCGACAGGGCGCGTGCCATATGCGGGTTTATCACAGAATCCGGCAGGTAGCCCTCTACACCACATGGGCACGGAGCATTTGCCGATACCATTTACAGGTTTGTGATGGCCCTCATCTGTTCTCATCTTCCCCTCCGCGTTTCCAGCAACCGATCCCGCACCACTTCCAGCAGGTCCGACAAATGAGGCGGCGTGTTGCCGCGTAGCTGCACCAGCTTTGTCAACTCAGCCAACTCCGCGTTGGTCTTGTGTTCAAGCGACCTGGCTATGGGGGTGAGGTTAGTCATTGGGCTGATCTACCGAATCCTTCACCGTTTCATAAAAGACTTCAGCAACGGCTTGGTCGTTGATTTTGCAATACAGCTCGTCACCCTTGTAGATCAGGTAATAAATTCGCGTGCAGTACGGCTCTGGGGAATATTCCTCCCAATCTATGCGAGTCACGCCATTCGACCCAACTTGATAGCATGTGGGATATTCATCCTTGCGTCGGGGTTCTAGGCCGTAAATAGCCTTAATGCCAGTGTGTTGCATCATCTATCTCCTAAAGGGTGGAGCGGGCCGGGGGCGCAAACCCTCCCCGACTAAGCGCACTTTGGGGTGATCGGTCAATGCCGCCGCTCCATAATCTCAATTCGCCTCGCTTAATTGCCTATTCCACTGGTCCGTCGAGCCAAATCCCTCACGCTCGCGGTCGTAAACATCGTCAGCCATGTCAGCCAGCCGCTCCCACTTGTCCGGGTCAGGCTGTCTGTAATCGCAATCCAGGCAGTAGGTCACGCCAACTGTTGCAGGCTCATCGTGGTAGCCGGGATCGCCGGACTCCTTCTGCAACTGGTCCACCAGTTTTACCAAAGCATCATTCAGTCCTTTGGAGACGATGTGATGGGTTATGACCTCAATGGCCCTGAGTTTGTTAAGGGTCATTGGGCTGTTCCGTCAATTGCGTCCGCCATTTCTCTCAGCAGCTTGCTGAACCGCGGAAGCGAGCACGCATAAACGCGATCTGCCTCCCCGGTTATAGCAGCGATCAAACCAAATAGGTCTGGGTGGTGCGGAATATTGGCCATGTCCCCGGCCCGTGTTCCCGCGCACTGTTCATAAAAAAATCTCGCTGTAGTTTTATCCATCATCATCTCCTAAAGGGGTGGAGCGGTTTCTGCTCAATCTTTTTCCGTAATATCCGGGGATACCCGCAGCCGGAGCATACGATCAGGTCATGCGTCAGCAGGAGCGCGGTTGCCTGTTCATCCAGAGCCAGGCCCGGCCGTGGCGTCGTATGGTCGAAGTGCCGGGGGCAATCCTGGGGCCTACTCACTTAACCGCTCCATAATCTCAATCCTCTCCCGGTTGCCGGGGTATGAACATCTTGCATTGCTCATTTGAAAGCCCATCCTTGCTCAGCGGTATCAGCGTATGCAGGAAGCTGCCGGGGTCGTTGGCCCCATCGTAGTTGTGCACCAGATGCAGCAACCACACAGGACAGCCCGGACCTTCGTCGGGGCCATAATGGACACATCGCTGGCAGTACCTCGCCTCATAGTCCATCCCTTCCGTGCCGTTGGAAAAGTAGCCCATCAATCCTCCCCAGTTCCGCCGCCATGAACGGCAGGGGGGAAGCCCACGTCATACAAGCGCAGTATCATTGCTCGCGCCTGATTGGCGTCAAATAGGTTGGTTCCTGTGGGCCAAGAGGGCGAACCAAAGGGGTGGGTAGGCTTGAATTCAATGCCCGCGTCAGGCGCGAAATCCTCAGGCAGCGGCCACGCTAGAAACCTCTCAACCATTTCAGGAATATGCACATGTTTAAGCCTATCGTACATAGCGTCGATGGCCTTCTGCCGCTCGTTTACGATGCCCAGCGCATCGCGCACTTCATCCAGCTTTGCCGCCTGGTGCTCAAGCAATGCACCGCGCTGTGGCTCTCTCAGGTCTTGCGCGACCTCGTTTAACTTTTTCAAGCACCATTCAAGGTTGTTCATCGTGGTTCTCCTAAGTAATCTATCTCGTCCTTCGGTTTCCAGTGAGTCGGCTTCGGATCAAACGACCCCCACCCGAGCATTGACCCAAACCACGCACACCATTCACCCTCATGAAATTTGGTTGTCACCGGCAATGAAAACTGAGGGAAAGCCTTTCGTAATCTGGTTGCGGTGTATATCTCAGTACCGTCCTTCGGCGCTGTTTCTATTGGCCTCCAGTCACTCACCTAATCCGCCTCGCTTAATTGCCTTTCAATCGGGTCCAGCGAGCCAAACCCCTCCCGCTCGCGGTCGTAAACATCGTCCGCCATGTCCGCCAGCCGCTCCCACTTGTCCGGGTCAGGCTGGCGATAGTCGCAGTCCAGACAGTAGATCACGCCAACGGTTTCCGGCTCATCAAAGCAGCCGGGATCGCCGGACTCATAATCCAGTTCGCCGCCGCACTCAGGGCAGCCTTGAATGAAGTCTGGTGCTGGGTGGGTCATTGCCCGTATACCTCGGTGAGAATTTTCTTCGCCCGCGCCTTTTTCCTCGGTGACTGGCTTCGCATGAACTCAAGTGCCTGCATCGCGGGCTTCTCGTTCCTGTACAGCCCAACCCCAGCCTCGCAACAGTCAACAGCAACGGGAACGCCCGGACCCCCAAAGCCAACATCAACACGGTGAAACGGGTCTAATCCACAAAACGGGCAATATTCGCTCATGCCGCTCTCCGTGCCTTTTGTTCAAAAGCGAGGCAGGCCGGGTAAGGGGAGCCCCGACCCGCCTCCTGTGCGGCGTCTCGTTGGATTTGAAACCGCACGGCCAGCATTGCCCGGCTGGCTCGGGTTCCTCCCGGCTGGGAGGGATTGCCCGACAGCGCCTTTGTGGGGAGTGGGGGAGGCGCCGCCGGGGCTTGGTGGTCAGTATGGAACATCAAAATCATCCTCAGACGGGTCAGGCTTGCCCGCTGGCCCGGACTCCGGCTTCCAGTCATCCACCACCGCGTAACCCTTCCCGGCCTTGCTGACTTTCAAGTCGATGTTCAGCCAGTCTTCGCCGGGGTGGGCCTTGATGTGGTCCTTCATCCACTCACGAAACTGCGCGATGTTGATGCTCAGCTTGCCGATAACAAAGTCCGGCGCCGCTGGTGCTTTGGGCTTCGGGTACAAGCCTCCGACAAAATCTGCGTCATTCATGCTGCTTTCCTCATTCTGTTTTCAAGTTCGCCCACAATCTTCTCCACTTCGTCATTGGCCTTGATGCAGGTCTGTTCCAGTTCCTTGATTGCATCCTCATCGCGCTCAACCCTGACCGTCGCCAGCCGGGTTCCTTCGGGGAAGCGCGGGTCGTAGCTGCTGGCGTCAACCCAGTCCCGCACGGCAACCCATAGCTGGCCCTGCAACTGCCACTTGTATTCGACCGTGTGAGCGCCCCTGAGCAGCGCGTCAAGGTGCTTTGCGGCAGCGTAAGGGCACTTGCCCTCCCACATGCCCTCATCGCCCACAAGGCCGTCAGGGGAGCACCCAACGAACGGGTATTTGGGGTGCTGGATAAACGCAACCTCATCCACCGCTACCAGGTTTTCATCCTCATAGGCGGCCCGGGCCTCCGGCTCCATTTCGATGCCGCGCAGCATGGCCGCGTTCTGGTAGGTTTCCATGCACTGGCCGGTGATACGCTCCACCGCCAGTTCGGTAATCAGGTTGAAATACGATGCCGCAGGCTTGCCGCTTGCCAGCTTGGCCATCAGCATGTTGAACCGCGAACCGGTGAACTTTCCGGCGCGGGCCGCAAACCATTCCTCGCTGCGCTGTTCCATCACTTGGCCTTCTTCACTTTGGCCAGCAAGTTCGCGGCCTGCTCATCGGTCAGGCTCCAGTCGCGTTTTTCCAGCCAGGCCACGGTCTTGTCCGGCAGCGTCCCGGCCTCGAAGTGGTCCCGAATCGCGGCCATCTGTTCGTCCGTGGCAGAGGTTGTGTCATCTTCCTTCGGCCCGCCGCTGTCCGGGTCAACCGTCGGAATCATGAATATCTGCGACAACACCGTCTTGTGCGCCATTGTCATGGCCTTGGCCGATGCCTTGTCGCCGGAGTCCATGCCCTGCCCTTCCGCAACCGACGCGACACAGGAACCGTCCAGCGCACAATGGAAGGTGTAACGTACCCGCAAAGTAACGGCATACATCTTCCCGCCGGCCTTGGTGTCGCGTACCTCATCCCTGCTTTCCAGCACTTCCGATGTGGTGAACGCCGAGTGTTTGGCAAACAACCGATGAAGGTGGTTGTAAACACGCTCAATGCCGCGATAGTCGAACTTCTGTTGCGGATTCCAGTCGCCCTTTGGAATCGCGCCTATTTCTTCATTGATTGCCTGTAGCGCCGCATAAATTGCTCCGGGCTTGGCTGCGTAGGACTCGCCAAGGTGGAAGGCCTCTCCGGTGTGGAAGGCCTCTCCGTCTTCGGCTGTCTGTGCCTCTTTTT